AAGTACGGTCGTGATGCCGTGGACCCCGAGGAGCTGATGAAGAGGTTCCCCAAGTCCGTGCGGAAGTTGCCTCCTGGCCTCATTGTTCAGGCAATGGAGGTGGACATGCCCCTCTTTCACAAGTACGTCGAGGAAGGGAAGCTGCCTGAGAAGGCCCTGACCTTGGTACAACGCGGAGACATGAAGACCACGCAGGTCACGATCCAGGATCGGTCCAAGACCGAGACCTCATACACGGAGGAGTGACATGCCGCTTCAACCCAAGGTGAAGTTTCAACCAAGCAGAAAGAAGAAGGTGAAGAGCCGGATCGGTAGAAAGATACAGACTGGCAGCCACGATACCGAGGTAACCATCACCGACAACCCTACAAAGGAGGTGCGGTCGAAGACCCACAAGCGGGGCAAGATCACCGACCTCCTGTCGAAGTACCAAGCCCTGGCTGACAAGGCCGGTGTGGACGTTGGTACCATGATGAAGACCCTACCGAGGGGTAGCATCTCCCTGGAATCGGTCTTCTCTGAGGACTACAAGAGTGTGAAGGTGCGAGTTGGCTTGGAGATGACCTTCCCCGCGTTTGATCCCAAGACGGCCCAACAGATGTACGACGACATGGCAGAGAAGGTCGAGTACATCGTTGCCCAGAACCTCCGCGAAGCGCGTGAGGCCGCTGGAATCTGAAATGGACCGATTTGACTTTTTGGATCGGTTCTATAATGTATGAGTCCGGTTGTTGGATGGGGGGCGCTCCCCGCCGATGACCAGGGGGCGTCTCAACTCAGGCATGGTAATCCCTCCCCCCACTGTGAATGGTTGGGACGCCCCCGCTTCTTTGCGCGGGGAACACAATGAACATTCAAGACCTACTGCTGCTCACTGAAATCAGTGATGCGGCAAAGTTGACCTATTTGTTGATGGTAGACAGGAAGGCGAAGGGTCAGGCCCTTCGACGTGACGAGATAGAGAAACAACGTGGCATCAAACGTACCGCGTACTTCGATCACATTCGAGAACTTCGTCGAGCTGGTCTGGTGAAGCCAGGATCGCTCGCGTTGGAGCTTGAAGATAGTTCGGAAAAGCGGACTCAAAACACTACCTATGATCCTAGATCAGATCATTCTAATAAGAAGAGAGTAATAGGTAGTGTTTCAGTTCGGAAAACCGGACTCGCATCAAAACTCGAAACTCTGGAAGCAGAGGCGATGGATAGAGCTACGAATCGCACACGCGCCGATGGTGGTCGAGGCATCGGTATTTCAGTCAAGAAGATGGAGGCGGCGTGGGAGGCTGCCCTCGAAGAGAAGACCAAGCCGAAGGATCTTGGACCTCTGGCCCTACTCGGAATGATGCGGGCCAAGTACAAGGGGCACTTTGGTCGGAGGTTCCTTCAAGACGGTAGCCACGAGACCGGCCTGAAGCTCTACCAACAGATGATATTCTATCTGAACGAGTACGGTGCCAAGGAAGTGCATGATGCCATCCTGGTGTTCTACTCACACGAGCGGGGGTTGAAGTGGTTGCAGACCCGTCCTCCCGCCTGGTTCCTGAATCAGTACAATTTGGAGAGGCACGTCCTCCCTGTTCTGTCTGCCGTTCGCCACGAGAAGGAACGGACCAGGTACAAGGGGGATGGCTACAAACGAATCATCAAGAAGAAGAAGAAGGGGTGAGCGATGCAGTCGATACTAGAAGAGAGTGAACTCAAAATCCCGTTACTGTACCGAAAGGCTGAGAACGCCCTCAAGTGCAAGAAGGTGTTTCGGGATTTGGTGACGGAGTACCTGGCCGATCCGGTGACGCGACGAATCGAGAACCAAGGCATCCTTCTGTCAGGGTCTCCTGGTACAGGGAAGACTTGGACAGTATGCGCTTTGGCGAGGACGATGAACAAGGTTGCCGACCGTCGCTTCAACATCGTGTTTCAGGATTCGTGCGAGTTGGTCGAGCGCATCTATGGTCGAGGCCCGCCTTTGTATGTGGCCTCCCGTGGTGAGAACTACGACACCGTGATCGAGACCTGCTCTCTTCTCATCTTGGATAACCTAGGCCATGAGGTGCGTGTGGGCGAGGGCGAGAAGCTGGTTGTGTCCAAGATTCATCGTCTACTTCGGAAACGTCTTGGTCAGAAGAAGCTCACCTTCGTCACTACCAACCTCACGATACGAGACCCGGAGGACGATGAGCCTTCACAGCTTGAGGGGGCGTTCTCTGCTTCGATTGTCAGCGTTCTCGATCAGTTGTGCCCCTATCAGACTGCCCAGCAAGCCGGTGATGAGCGGTCGGACAAGGTGGTGCGCCTATGAACTTTGAACTCGCACTCCTATCCAAGGTGATAGAGACGGGAGACATTCGGCCTCTGATACGTGCAGGTGTCACTGCCGACTACTTCTATGACCTGTCGTATCGTGAGCTGTACCTCGCGTTGATCGAACACAACTCCAAGTACGGAGAGCTACCGTCAGAGGAGTACCTGACGGAGATGTTCCCAGACCTGGAGCTGGAAGAGGTTGGGGACTCTACCGAGTCCGTTATCGAGCGTGTGCAGGAGAAACGGATCTACAACGAGTTGGCCTACATCTTGGAGAAGGCCACCGAGGATGTGAGGATCGATCCCTTCGAGGCGCTTTCCACCATCCAGAAGAGAATCACCAGTGTCTCCTCTTTGATTGGCAAGGAGGAGGACTTCGACATCACCAAATGTTCGGAGGAGGTGAGGGCAGAGTACCTTCGGATGAAGAGGAAGCGAGGGCACGTTGGTATTCCTTGGCCTTGGCCGATACTGAACGACGCCACACAGGGGATGCACCCAGGGAACTTGATCTTCATCTATGGCCGCCCGAAGTCGATGAAGACGTTCACGCTTCAGTACATCGCGAACCATGTTCACGCGAAGATGCAGAAGAAGATCGTGTTCTCGTCTCAGGAGATGGGCGTACCCGACATTCGACGACGTGGCGTGTGCTTCTTCTGTGAGTTGCCGTACAAGGACTACCGGGCAGGTACCTTGACGACACGGGAGGAGCGAGAGTTCTTCGACAATCTGGCTGCGTGGGAGGAGAATCCTCCGTACATCGTCACCCGGTTGAAGGGTCGGGGCGAGGATGCAGTCAATGAGTTCGAGGCCAAGTTGCGTGACCACGAAGCCGAGGTCGGCTTCTTCGACGGTGTGTACCTATCGGGTGAAGCAAAGTGGGAGTCGATGGTTGAGATCACTCGCGGTCTCAAGCGTGTAGCTCAGAACTTGAAGATCCCGATCCTGGGTACCGTACAAGAGAACCGTCAGGGGCAGACCGCCTACTCGGATTCGTTTCTACAGGATTGTGATGTATTGCTGAGAACCGTAAGAGGGAAGGAGGAAGAAGAGAACGACGAGATCATTATCCAGACACCGGCATTGCGTGAAGCGAAGTTGAACGGGTTCGCCATCACGGCGTTGCCCTGCACATCATTCGTCCAGAAGTACAGTGTTGAGGACGAAGAAAAGCGAGCTGATGAACAGTTCGTTGACTGACCTATTCAAAGGAGAGAGCAATGGTTACTACCCAAGTCACAACGACGATGAACAAGACAATGGGGTCTCGTGCAATGGAGATCCTACAGGACAAGATTCACAAGGGGAGGGAGACGGCTGCGGCCCTCATTGAGAAGATCGAGTACGAGTCCCCAGAGGACGCTTTGGTTCGCGGGGCGAAGTTGTCATTCGGTACCAAACAGCTTGACGATAGGTATGTCGTCGAGGCCCACTTCGGGAAGAAGAATGGGCATGGGAAGACCCTTCACAGGAACGCCATCGCACAGTTGGCCGAGCGGGGCGGTATCCATGCCGGGTACCTCCGTGGTCTCATCGAGGACAAGCTGTTGTGGAAACAACAACTCGCCGCCGAGATTCTGAACGAGCACTACCACCACGACCTGGCCGCCGAGAAGCGGTACCTTGCCAGGTCGGTGCATGGTCAGTTGCGGGGGTGGTTGAGTGACAAGTACCGCCGCCTCGACAGCCGCCCGCTGGTGGACACGTTTGCCAGAGAGTGCCAGTCGGTTGGGGCAATCCCTTACGAGGGGTCATGGTCGGATACGCGAGTATCCCTCAAGGCTGTCCTCGACCAAGTGTTCGAGCCCGTCCCTGGTGAGGCCATCGCACTCGGTATCGAGTGGTCCAACAGCGACTTTGGGCGGGGTATCCACGCCCTGCGGGCCTTCATTCTCCGGGTGTGGTGCTTGAATGGTGCCACGATGGAGAACGCCCTCGGTCAGGTACACCTTGGCCGACAGCTCACCGATGACATCGAGTTGAGTCAGCGGACGTATGAGCTGGACACCAAGGCGAGTATCAGTGCCTTGAGTGATGTGGTCCGAGGAGTCCTGGCCCCACCGAAGGTTGATCGCATCCTCGACAACATCCGTCGAGCCGAGGAACAGGAGATCAACTGGAAGCAGGCCAGTGCCGGGTGGTCAAAGAAACTCCTCAAGAGTGAGATGGAGCTGGCCAAGGAGAAGTGGGAGGACGATGGCGTGACGGACCTGCCTCCTCGCAAGACCAAGTGGAAGAAGTCCAATGTCCTCTCTTGGCTCGCCAATCGGGCCGATGACGAGGACCGGAAGATGGAGCTTCAACGGATGGCCGGGGAGGCGTTGACCGGGGTGAGAGACTGATGGGCATCTCTGACCTCCGTTCCTTTGATGAGAGGATGCAGGCCCTCGGCCTCGCCATCCTCACACAGATGAAACAGCAAAACGTGAACGAGTGGCGGATACCGTTGACGAGGGAGAACATGGACCTCATTCGGCTTCGGTCGGATGGGTCTCAGTCTGCGGTCGAGATGTTCATCGACGACAGGCAGGATTGCCTCGTGGTACGTGCCATCGTTCGGAAAGGGAAAGACAATGGGTGAGATGGCTGAAATGGCTTTAGACGGTACCCTGTGCCAAGTGTGTGGACAACTCTTGCTTGGTGAGGACGAGAGCCCTCCTGGGTACCCTCAAACGTGTGGAGGGTGTCGGGCAGAAGGGGAGGGCGATGACTACGATGAGGAGTATGCTCCTGACAGGTTGGAGCTTGGTGAGGTTGTAATTCGTGACGGAAGGTTGGAGTGCCCAATTTGCCACAGGTTGGATTGTCTTGGAGACCTTTGTTGCGTGGAGTCCACAATGCCTGCGGCAGAAGGACGCACTTGGGAGAGCCTGGGTGTAACAGTGGTGCATGAATGTGGGGGTGAAACAACCATGCCCCCTTTGAAGGTGCTTCCTGTCACAGCCGGGAATGGTCGTGTGAAGCAAGACCTTAGACTCACTTTCGTACCTTGTTGCCTGATTCAAGGCGAGAGAACTTTGGAGCTAGTTGTTGCTCCAGGCCCTACTCTTCGTTGGTACGAGGTATAGAAGGAGAACCAATGGGCAGTGATATTGGTCCCAACAGGGACATCTTGACCGAAGAGGGTGATGGCATCTGCCGTTCAGGGTGGATTGCGGACGTAGCCGCGAGGTATGTCGTCACCCACGGGAAGCTAACCAAGGAAGTTCTCGAAGAGAGGATTCAACCCTCCTGGATCGTGCTACGCGATTTCTTGGAGTGGAAGACAGGAGAAGAAGATGGATGAGTTGCAAATCAGGGAGCCCGAGTTCGTAGAGATCAAGGCACTCGATCTCGACAACCCGATGAGAGGATTGTCTCGGCTGCGATTGGGGTCACTCCTCATGGAGTACAACAAAGCAGTGGTCGCGTACTACGACAACGTTCGTGAGGTAGGTGATTGTCGCAGGATCGATCCTACCGAGGACGACGGTACCGGTACCGATCAACAGAGAGCCCTTCGGGAACATGCCCCGTTGCAGAAACTCCTTTGGGCCAAGGTGTCCTTGTTCAATGGGGAGATTCTTCGCAGGGTGTACGCCGGGAAGGATGTGGCCATTCGACTGCTCGAACAGATGCGAGCCTATGTCGAGGACCAGGTTGCGCTGGACGCCTCGGTACCCCCGACCGAGGAGGAGTTGAAGGCCGAAGCGGAGGCAGCGGAGAAGCCCCCGTTCAACCAATGAGGTGAGAGATGAGTTATCGTGATCTGATAGAGCAAGTCCTTCACAAGGCCGGTGCCAAAAAGGTGAAGGCCACACATGAGGGGTTCGTATGCTGTTGTCCGTTCCACGATGACTCATCGCCCTCGTTTGCCGTCAGTGAGGAGGGGGCATACATCTGTTACTCCTCCCACTGCGGCGAAACGGGGAACCTCTACAACCTGCTCACCAAACTTGGTGGGTACTCTCACTCTGAAGCGTTTGAGCTGGTACGTTCCCTTCCAAGGTCTGGGGATCTCAGTAAGGCCGGGTTGCTTCCTGCCTATGAGGACCGCCGAAGGAGGCCCGCAGCCACAGTTCTGGATGAGTCCTTGGTCAGTATCTACCGGGCCGCCACGCCCAAGTACATGCTTGACCGTGGGTTCTCCGAACTTACGTTGCGGGCATTCGATGTTGGGTACGACCGGGAGAACCGCCAGGTTGTGATTCCTGTACGTTCACCGCAGGGGAAGTTGGCCGGGTTCATTCGACGTAGTATCGACAAGGACGCACACCTCCGGTACTACGTTGATGTACCCAAGGAAGGTCGCAGGGGTATCCTCTTCAACCTCCACAAGGTCGAGTCGAGAGAGGGCATACTGGTTGAGGCGACGTTGGACTGTATGTGGTTGTGGCAGAAAGGTCTCAAGAACGGTGTTGCACTACTTGGTGCCTCCCTCTCGAAAGAGCAGGAGAAACTGATCAAGGACCGATTTGACACGATCACCCTAATGATGGATAACGACCGAGACGGGTTGGCCGCCACGGAGAAGATCATTCCCCGACTTCGCCGCTGGGTGGATGTTTATGTCTCGGCCCCGTTCCCCACCGGAAAAGATGCACAAGACAACACGGGGTTGTCCCTGTGGCAGTGTTACGAAAACCGTGTGCCCGCGTTGCGGTGGTTGGTTGACCGTAGGGTACATAGCAAAGGAGAGATTCAATGAGACGAGGCGGATTTGCGAGAGTTCGTCAGTTGGCGAAGGAGCAGAAGGAGCGTCTTGGCGACGGCGAGTTCGCCCGGAAGCTCATCTTGAAAGACGGAGAGACTGCCGTTGTGTGGTTCACTGGAACCGCCGACGAGCCCCACATCTTCAGACGGCACTACCACCCGACGTTCGGGTATTTCTATTGTGCAGAGAAGAAGTGCGTGGCCTGTAACGAGGCGGCGAAGGGTAGCAAGGCGTTCAAGAAGGGTACTTCGATGGCCGCCTTCAACATCGTGGACACTCGCTGGTTCCACAAGATACCCAGGAAGAACGAGGACGACCGATACGACTACGTGCTCTGCGATGAGGACGCCAGTTGTAAGTATTGCCGCAAGAAGGTCGAGAGGATTCGTGCCGGGAAGCGGTTGGCAGAGTTCGCCCTCACTTGGGGTGACGCCCTCGGTGCCCAGGAGGAGAAGATCAACAAGAAGTGCGCTTCCTGCCACACGGGGAAGATTCGCGTTGTCGAGTACAACTGCCCTGAGTGTGGAGAACTTCTGGACTGGGCACCCGACCCGGATATGGAGGAGAGTGAGCAGATCATCAAGTGCGGTGAGTGCAAGAAGCGTGTTCGCCCGATGGAGGTGATCGAGTGTACCAAGTGTGACGACCCGGTACGCGGTAGCATCTTTGAGTACGGGTGCCCTGTCGAGATCACTCGGTCGGGCGAACGGAAGAACACCAGCTACAACTTCAATCCGGTGTGGCCGCCCGAGGAGCCCGAGGATTGGGTCATGGCTGATGACATGAAGCCGTTCGACTTGGAGAAGAAGTACAAGCAGATGGTGATGTCGCCCTCTGCGATGGCTGAGAAGATCGGTGTCGTCAATCCGTTCGACGAGGACGAGAAGGCCAAGGTCGAGGAGTATGAGCAGGCCAACCCGTTCGACGACGACGACGATGACGACGACGAAGTATTCTGAGCACTACCAAGTTTGGTCCACAACTGCGGGGCGAAACCACTTGCCCTGTCGAGCGTGGGAATCAACCCAAGTCTATGGAGCACAGGCGAGCCGGGGCGGTAGCTGCCGGTCATAATCCCTTCGATGGAACAGCCGATGGCAATGAAGTAGGCGAGGACGTGCGGTGCCGGGAGTGGAGACCCGGCGTGGACCAATTCAACGGAGAGAGCACATGCCACTACAATCACGTTCGCAATTCAATCAGGTGGATGTGCCGATACGGTACATTACCGAGGCCGGTCCAGCCGAGCAGTTGTGTCAGGAGTTGATGCGACAACCTCTGGCCGCTTGGGATACTGAGACCGTAGGCCACAATGTCAAGAAAGAGTCACCCGTAGGGAAGGCCCGTTGCGTCTTGTTCTCTGTGTGCTTCAACGAGGATGAGGCGTTCGCCGTCAAGAACTATGGCAACCAGGAGGGGATGATCAAAATCTTCAAGCCCTGGTTCGAGAGCGAGCGGTGTCAGAAGCTCACTCACAATGGGAAGTACGACAACCATGTCATGGAGAATCATGGCATCAAGGTCCGTGGGAACGTGTTCGATTCCGTTATCGGTACATGGCTCCTCGACGAGAACCTTCCGAAGGCCCTGGAAGAGCAGGTTCTTCACCACTTCAGCGAGAAGTACCCGACGTTCTCTCAGACCTTTCGCTATAGGCCATTGGTCAAGAGCGGGAAGCGTCGGATGAAGGCGTACAAGACAGCAGACCTCACTGAGGTTCTGTTGGACCCATCGAGTCCGTTGCATCAGCCTGTGAAGGCGGCGAAGTACGCCGGGAAGGATGCGTGGTTGCAGTACCGTCTCGGGTTGTACGTGCGGGACTCTCTCACGCAGGTCCAGTGGTACCGGGACTATTCGATGTTGGACTACTACAACAAGGTCGAGCATCCCTATCAGGACGCCCTCTATGACATGGAGCGGGTTGGTACCCGAATCGACATTGGCTACCTCGGAGAGTTGTCCGAGATGTGGGTCAAGGAGATGGAGGAGTGTCGCATCGAGTTCATGGAGCGTGCGGTAGAGATGGGTGCGCCGCAGTCCGTTCTTCGTGAACTCAACATGGGTAGTAGTCAGCAGTTGGCCGAGTTGTTCTACGGAATGTTGGAGATGCCCGCAGGTCGTCAGACCAAGAAAGGGTTCTCTGTTGATGATGCGGAGCTGGAGCGATTGGAGAACGCCGGGTTCGACATCGTGACATCGCTTCGTCGGATCAACTCATTGGAGAAACTGAGAGGGACGTACTCGGACACCCTACCGCTTCAGGCCGACAAGGATGGGCGGGTTCATACGTCGTTCAATCAGACGGGTACCGTCACTGGCCGGTTGAGTTCTAGCAACCCCAACCTTCAGAACATTCCTATTCGTAGTGCCGATGGCGCTCTCATTCGTGAGGCGTTCATTCCTACGGACGGGTACAAGATGATCGACTCCGACCTTTCGCAGATCGAGTTGCGTCTCATGGCCCACATGAGCCAGGACGGTCGGATGATTGAGGGCTTCAACTCAGGCGAGGACTTCCACGCCCTCACGGCCAAGGGCATGTATCCTCAGTTGGCCGACAAGTCGGTGAAGGAGATCAAGAAGCATCACAGCGAGGAGCGTGGTCGAGGTAAGACACTCAACTTTGGCATCCAGTACGGTATGGGTCCAGGGAAGTTGTCGAAGGATTGGGGCGTGTCCATGGACGAGGCCCGCAAGATTCTTCAGTCGTACCACCGGACCTACCCCAACATTGGTACCTTCAAACGGCACTCGTTGATGTTCGCGAGGACGAACGGATTTGTCAGAACGCTTCTGAGGCGGTATAGACATCTTCACAACATCAATTCGAGTGACAAGATCGCACGGTCGTATGCCGAGCGAGAGGCGATCAGTTCCATCATTCAGGGGTCCGCAGCGGACATCTTGAAGATGGCCATGATCCTCGTCCACCGGGACGAACGCCTCAAGAAGATGGGCTACCGAATGTTGATTCAGGTTCACGACGAAATCCTTGGTGAGGCACCGATGCGACAGGCGGTCAAGGCCCAGAAGATTGTTGAAGGCTACATGGAGAATCCGTACAAACACTTTGGTATGAAGCCACTTTGCATCCCCACTCCTGCCGAGGGTAGTGCGGCGATGTGTTGGGCCGAGGCACACTGACATGCCAAAGATCGAGTACGTCAGCAAGAAGTTCAACACCAACACGTATCAGCTCATTCTTCAGGCGAACGAGATCATCGAGGAGTATCAATCGCAGGGATACTCGTTGACTCTTCGTCAGTTGTACTACCAGTTTGTGGCGAGGGATATCATCCCCAACAAGCAGACGGAGTACAAACGCCTTGGGTCGGTCATCAACGATGCACGACTCGCGGGGATGATCGACTGGTACGCCATCGAGGACAGGACTCGAAATCTTGCATCACTCCCCCACTGGGACGGGCCACAGGACATCGTGGAATCGTGCTCTACTCAGTTTCGATACGATATGTGGGAGGATCAGCGGTGCAGGGTCGAGGTTTGGGTGGAGAAAGAGGCGTTGGCCGGGGTGTTCTCCCGCGTCTGTACCGAGCTGGACATTCCGTACTTCAGTTGTCGTGGGTACGTGTCGCAGTCTGAGATGTGGGTCGCGGCCCAGCGACTTCAGAAGTACATCGAAGATGGGCAGTGGGCCTTGATTCTCCACTTTGGAGACCATGACCCGAGCGGAATCGACATGACCCGCGACATTCGAGATAGGCTGTCCACGTTCTGGGCCGACTCGGTTGAGGTTCGTCGCATCGCGTTGAACATGGATCAGATCGATGAGCACAGTCCTCCACCAAATCCGGCCAAGGTGACAGACTCCCGGTTTCGGGGGTATTGTGCCCGATACGGTGATGATTCGTGGGAGCTGGATGCGTTGGAGCCTGCCGTTCTGGCCGGTCTAGTCCGACAGGAAGTGTCAGAGCTTGTCGATGAGGAGAAGTGGGACGCCAGAGCGAAGTTGCAGGAAGAGGGTAGGAAGGATTTGAAACTCGTTGCGAAGAAGTGGCCCAAGGTACTTGAGGCTATTCGCCACTAGGAGGAGACAATGGCAAACGTAAATCTGAAAGAAGTGATCGAGCACCTGGGCCAGGTCCGCGTACCAGAGCGGCCCACGTCGGAAGTGCTGATTGGTCGTGTAGAGGATGTGGGAATCCTTCGGGAGGTCCACAAGACGGAGGAGATGGGTAGGGCAGTCGAAGCGGCGGCCCGCGAGGCCCACCAGGCGATGATCAAACTGGTCGCTGCCCGTGAGTCCTTCGAGGTTCAACAGCAGGGTATGTGGTCTGAGATCCAGAAGGAGATCCCGGTGGTTCAACAGCAGGGCCACTACTCCGTCAACCCGATCACTGGCGACGTGTTCGAGCTGACGTTCAAGGGGTGTACTGGTTGTCAGGAAGAGGAACATTGTGTCCCGAAGCATCTCAACTAGGAGGGCCGAATGTCTTCCACACGGAGAGGTAGCAAGAGGAGACACGCCAACGATGACTACCAGACTCCGTGGCCGTTTGCTGCTCAGATTGCCGAGAGATTGGTCAAGGACGGATTGCTCCAACCGGGGATGCGGGTACTCGAACCGGCAGCCGGGGAGGGGCGACTTCTACGATGTGTCCAGCATTACTGCCCGGAGGTAGGACGACTGCGGGCCGTAGAGTTGAATCCCAGGTACATGGAGGGCTTGATGGAGTATCGCCCAGCGATGGGCGACTTCACCTCCTGGGTGACGCTTGAGAAGTTCGATCTGATACTCACCAATCCGCCGTTCTCTCTGACGGAGCAGTTCATCCGTCGCGGGGTGTCATTGTTGGCCCCTGGCGGTAGGCTCATCCTCCTTCAACGTCTCGCGTTGATGGCCGGGAAGGACCGCCAGGATTATCTGTGGCGCGTGCAGGAGTACGACAGGTTGTACGTCTGTTCGAGCCGCCCAAATTTCATTGTGGGTGTGAAGGGCAAGAGCGGAGACTCAGCCGACTACGGTTGGTATGGCTTCGTCTCTCCTATGGAAGCCCCAGCCCTTGGGCGTCGGTCAGACCGACCTCGGACTGTGACGATCACTCACCTACGCAAACCAAAGGAGGTTGACCCGTGCCTATTAGCACCAAAAAGAAGAAGGTTCCAGCCAAAGGGCTTACTGCCAAAAAGAAGACCACCAAAAAGAAGACACGGACTGTCAGCCGCAAGAAGGACGCGATAGACCTTCTCCTGGCCTCGATCAACAAAGAGCTGAAGGACGGTGGGTCCGTTCAACGTGGGGAGGAGATCACCTACCTCAACTTCGAGCGCATCCCGTCAGGGTCACTTGGTCTCGACATCATCATGGGTGGAGGGATACCCCGGTCAGCCATCACGCAGTACAAGGGGATCGAGTCTGCGGCGAAGACCACGATGGCCATGCACGCCTTCTCCATTCGTCAACGAGAAGGGGAAGACGTGGCCTGGGCAGCCTCGGAGGGGTTCGATAAGAAGTGGGCCAGGAAGAACGGGTGCTTCATCCCCTACAATGAGAAGGAGCTGGAACTACTTGTGAGGAACGGGAAGTTGCGGTCGGCTTCTCATGCCCAGGAGTTCGCGGAGAGGTACTTGGCCAAGCATGACGGTTGGGGAACGTTCAGTTTGGTACAAACCAGGTCTAGCCCCAAGCTGTTGGAGGTGGCCTCTCAGTTGGTGCGTGCGGGCCTCTATGGCCTGGTTGCCCTCGACAGTGCGGGCGCTCTCATCTCTGACGAGGATGATGAGAAGGAGGTAGGGGATGCTACCCGCGTGGGTGGTAACGCTAAGATCATCACGCACTTCGTCAACAAGGTGCGGAAGTCTTTCAACGCGGGCGTGCCCTCGACCAAGGATGTGAATGGCAAAACGATCAAGTGTACTACGCCCAACCAAACGGCTGTCATCGTCATCAACCAGGTGCGTGACAGGATCGGGGCGTGGTCTCCGCGTGGTACTCCCGAACCGGAGGCAGGCGGCGGGTATGGTCTCAAACACGGGAAGGACATCGACATTCGCTTCTCGAAGGGAGACCTCCTGACTGTCAGCGTGCGAGGGCAGAAGATCGTGTACGGTAGGCAGGTCAAGGCGAAGTGCGAGAAGAACAAGACCGCCGCCCCGTACCGTCAGGCGTCCTGGTACCTCTACTTCAAGAGCTATAAGGATGAGGGGATCAAGTCGGGTACGATTGACCTGGCAGACGAGGTTCTACAGTACGGTCGGTACTACGGTCTCATCGAGCAGTCGGGCCACTTCTACAACATCGAAGGTGAGAAACTGAATGGGGCCGAGGCGGCAGTGATGTTCCTACGAGAACAGCCCGAAATCCTGACCGCGTACCGCCAGACCATACTCGAACTCGCAGGCCAGGGAGAGTGAGTGCGAGGAAAGAAACGTATATCCACCGAGGCAATCTCTCGGTGGAGAGAGTTGCGTGCGGCCAAGGTGCCAGCGGGCAGCGCCAATCGAGAGATGGCCGCGCTCAGAAGATTCCTACTCGACATAGGACAGTGGCGAGTAGTTTACGAGGAGCAATCCAATGTCTCAGAAGTCAACAAAGAAGGTAGTGCTGGAAGTGGTGGAGCGGGCGACGGGGAACGTGGTTCACACCCTGGAGACGACCAAGCTGAAGGTGGATAAGGTCGTCAGGGGTATGCTTCACCAGATGGACGTGGAACGGTACTACGTGAGGGAGCAACCATGACGATTACGAAACCGATGTTAGCCGCCTCACTGGATACGCTGGAGTCAATCGTGTACCCGGTGTTGGCGAGTCCGAAGATCGACGGTATCCGTTGCCTCAAGGTAGGCGGCAAGGCCGTCAGTAGGAAGTTCAAGGACATCCAGAACCACTACATTCGGAAGATGCTGTCCAAGATCCTGCCCGAGGGATCGGACGGTGAGATCGTTGTGGGCGACACGTTCCAAGAGACATCCTCGGCAGTGATGAGTCACGATGGCGAGCCCAACTTCACGTTCTGCATGTTCGACCTCGTTCAAGGGAACCTGGAGGAGCCTTTTCAGAGTCGCATCTACCACGCGGGACAGTGGATACAGTCGAATGATTGTGAGCTTGACGTACTGAGTCACGTCAACTTGGTGCCACACGTCGAGATCCGAAACGAAGAGGAACTGCTTGCCTACGAGGCCGACATCTTGGAGTTGGGGTATGAGGGAGTGATGCTGCGATCTCCTCATGGGCCGTACAAGTGTGGGCGGTCTACCTTGAAACAGGGGTACCTCGTGAAGCTCAAGCGATTCGTGGATGGCGAGGCCGAGATTCTTAGCATCACCGAGATGATGGAGAACAAGAACACCGCCGAGACTGACGAGCTGGGGTACACGAAGCGGTCTGGACACCAAGCCAACTTCGTAGGCAAGAACACTCTCGGTTCGTTTCAGGTGATGGACTTGGAGACCGGGATCGAGTTTGATATTGGTACCGGGGAAGGATTGACCCAGGAACTTCGGAAGGAGCTGTGGGAGATGGGAGACGAGTTGGTAGGCAAGATCATCAAGTACAAGTCTCAGCCTACTGGTGTGAAGACCGCTCCCCGGTTCCCCGTGTTCCTTGGGTTCAGAGACCCGGGCGATATGTGATGGAGGAGAGAATGTACGCAGTCTATATCGCCGGGCCGTTCCGTGCGAAGAATGGGTGGGAGCTGACAAAGAACGTGAGGAAGGCCGAGGACGCGATTGGCGATTTGATGATCATCCCCGATGTGCTCCCTGTTTGCCCTCATACCATGTTCAAGAACTTCGACCGCACCAAGAACGACAAGTTCTGGATCGATGCCACGCTGGAGTTGATGCGTCGGTGCGACTCGGTTCTGGTACTCGAAGGGCATGAACATTCTGAAGGTACTAAGGGGGAGATTGCCGAAGCCAAGCGTTTGGGCATCCCCGTTTTCTATCGTACCACCGAGGTATTCAACTGGGTGGGCGAGAGGCTGGCCAATGAGACTTCGGACAATTCCAACTCTGGCTGCTAGGAGGACGTACCTGCGGGCCGCCAGTAAGTTGGGCATCAAGAATGGAGACACCATGAGTGAGCAAGTCAAGAGGATGGGACGTAGAGCCCTGGACCTGGCGGGTATTGCCGCCCTGGTCACTGCCCTCACTTCGGCCTATGGCAACTTCAAGGGTGAGGACAAGAACAAACGGATGCAGAAGAGCATCTACAACATTCACAGCGAGCGTTTGGCAGTCATCGAGTACCGTCTCGACAGGATTGACCAAGCCTTGCAGATACCCCCAGCCACCGAGCGGGCGGCGGTACCCGTGCCCGCCAGCGACGAGGATTTGGCTGTCGTGAAGTCGGCCAAACCTGTGCCCGTCTATGATCATCCACTCGCTGACGTGGAGGTAGAGGCCGATGCCGATGATATTGCGGAGGTCGGGGAAGTCGCACCCCTAGTTGCGTCACCGAAGCCTATGCGTGCCCCGTCCTTTGACGCAGTTCAGCGAGTCGTCGAGGGCGGGGGCGTGTTTGAACCAGCAAAGGAGTAATTGATGCCAGTACCAAGAAAAGGAAAGCCCCAGAAGTTGACCCGAGTACAGCAGTTGATCGTCGATGAGTGTCGATCCGTTGCCGACCTACTCCTGGCCAAGAACCGAGAGTATGGCAACTCCGCGATGGAGCCTATCGGTGTGTTCTCTGGTCTCACTGCCGAGGAGCAGATTGCGGTGCGTATCGACGACAAGTTGAAGCGCATCCAGACCACTCGTGAGATGGACGACACGGAGATCCATGAGGACACCGAGCTGGACCTCATTGGGTACCTCGTACTGATGCGGGTAGCCCGCATTGTGGAGAACGACTAATGGGCAAGATCGTGACGAGACCCTATACGAAAGCCTACGGGGACGGATGGGACCGTATTTGGGGGAAAGGAAAAGAGGCATGTCCCGACGAGACCTCCCAATCAAACGAGCCGAGCGCCAAGAGCGAGGACTCGTCAAGCAGTTCGGAGGAAGGCGACAGCCCGGAAGCGGAAACCAATGGCACTCCCAAGGAGACGCCAAACTGAGCCGGTTCCTGGTTGAGGCCAAGTACACCGACAAGCAGCAGTACCCCCTCAAGAGACGTGAGATAGAAGCCCTCCGAAAGAAGGCCCTGTTCGAGCAACGTGAGTGGGCCTTACAGGTCGATCTGGGAGACCTCAGACTGGTGGTACTCCCGCTCTCGGCACTCGAAGAGTTAGAAGACCGAATTGACGAGTAGGCGCGGTGAGCGGTATAGTACCGCCAAGTCCGAAACGTAGTCCTAGTGAAGGAGCATGAGATGTCACCATTACGGGGCGGCCTGTCATTGGCTATGAGGCCAAAGAAGACAGTCGCAAAGAAGCCCCTTTCCGAATCCGACGAGCCGCCCTCAGTGGTGGCCGAAGTTTTCAAAAGCATCGACGATGATCAGAAGATGCGGGAGACCAGGTTCTTCCGCCCCTCTGGCATTGGTGGGTGCCTTCGGGAAGGATACTACCACTACCTCAAAACAGTGAAGAAACCAGAGAGGTTGCCTGCTCGAATCCAGTTGGTGTTCGACCAAGGCTCCTCGATTCACGAGATCGTTCAGAAGTGGTTGGGTAAGTCCCAACGATTCTTCTCGGCACACGAGGTCAACGTTTGGGTGCCCACCCTCGAAGTCTTTGGGCACGTTGACACTGTGATGATCGAGATGGCCTCGATGTACGCATTCATGGTGGAGGTCAAGTCCATCAACAGCGACGGGTTCAACCGTATCGCACGACCGAAAAGTGAACACAGGGCGCAAGCCAATTTGTACCTAGGGTTGTTGCGACGGTTGGCCCCGTGGTTGCAGCCTTGGTTCGTGGTCCTGTACTACAACAAGGACAACCAATCGCTGCGCGAGTTCAAGTGCCGGTTCAACCAAAAGCTGTTCGAGAAGTCGATGGCATGGTGTGCGGAGATCAAAGAGTACATCGACAACAACGACATCCCGCCCTACGATCCTCGCCGCTGTGATGAACAGATTTGCCGGTACGTGGACATCTGCAAGAAGAACATGAAAGGGAGGAAGTGATGCCCCTGGGTCGCGCTACAAAGAAAGCGATGGCCAAGGTCCGTGAGGAGATGGCCGAAATCGACAGCAGCGTGAGTGATCAGTCGTTGCGTCGGTTGGCCAAGGCACAACTGGCCCTACCAGATCGTCCTGTGGATGGTAACGGGGTGGCGATTTCGCCGCAGTTGCCTCCTGACCTCACGATCTTGTCCAATCAGGAGTTGGGTGCTCTCTACACTGAGTTCTGTGCGATGGTCGCCTACGCCTATGGTCAGGCAGCCCTGACAGACGTGGAGTACACCATCAAGAGAGAGGCACACAGCCTCGCCAAGACCAAGGCCATGTTGGCGAGTAACGAGGCGAAGCTGTACCTCAAGAAGGCCGAGACGAAGGTAGGGAAGCAGTTTCAGAAGTTGGCCCGTGATGAGTTGGTGGCAGAGTCCACTGCGAAACTCACCCAGGCGGTTCTGGAGGGGTTCATCACAGGGAAAGAGAGCACATCGCGTGAGATCACGCGACGACAGGGCCTCGTTGATCGAGAGCCCCGATAGAAAGGTGGCTAGTGAAGGGAAAAGGTAACACGGGAGTTCCCGCAGCCGATGGCCTGGTACGGGCAGAGTACCCTATTGAAGAGGTACGTGTATCAGGGAGAACGAACGTACAAGATTTGGCTTGGGCGATCTGTAAGACGCACGAGGATGGAAAGCGCGTGTGTCTGGTGGGGATTGGTACTCAGGCGATCAGCCAGGCGGTGAAGGCTGTAGCGATTGCCAACAGTCGTGGCGCGTCTCATGGCGTGGTGATGTCGGCGCTACCCTCTATGGTAGATGTCCAGATTGCCGACGAGTCCACGGGCCAGAGCGTTGAGCGTACTGTGGTGAAGCTCACCCTGATCCCCTACTCATGGTGACGCCGTGAGTTGCCTTGGCTGGTTTGTGTTCGGGGCCTTTGGTTGGGCGGTTTTCGTGTTGCTCTTTCTCCTCCTTTGGAACAGTCGAACAAGACACCACGACAGGGATGGTACTTGGCTCGACGATATGTGAGGACACAATGGTAGAGACAGACGAGAGCCGTAGGCTCGAAGAAGAGGATAGGACCAAGGCCCTCAAGAACTTCGCACGTCACGAACACCAAGAGTGTAACCCTGAGACCGGCGAGCGGGCGTTTCTGCACCGTGTGGAGGCGTACTTCCATCAACGTCGTGGTCAGCACTTCTGTAGTGACGGCGAGCGGGCGGCGAACGGTTGTATCCTTCGGTGTGGGCATCCCAAGTCTGTACTTCAACAACTCGACAACAGCGCGGCGTGGTGGTGCTCCTATTGTGGTGCCATCGTGCCCGATGCAGAGGTGAGACGATGAGTGATGACAGGTACAGGCCCACGTTTGATGTTCGCTTCCTGTTCTCTGAGAACGACTACGGGAGGCACCTCGACTTCGCCTTGGTGACGATGGACGAACACCGTCATATCGACGCAGCCGCCGTCAACATCGTTAGCGAGAAATTGCCAGAGGGGGAGCGTATCCCTACGTGTATGAGCATCACCAGGGAGAGCGCCCAGTCCATCGTCGATGAGCTACACCGTCTTGGGTTCCGGCCCACTACCAAGGAGCCGCCTCAAGGCGAACTCGCTGCAACGAAGTACCACCTCGAAGACATGCGAAGGCTGGTATTCAAGGAGGAATGAGATGTTTGTACTCGTGCTGAATGACATGAGGATGCCTCAGATTGAAATGGTAGAGCCCGTCGCACGGGCCGAGACGAAGGAGGCCCTGGTCGCTTTCGTTGGTCGGGAAGCGGTCGAGCCCTACCAGGAGCCGGGTGAGAACACCTATGGCAAGGTGACATGGACCAAGAACTTTCGGAAGGGTGGGCCGCTTGAGTGGTACAACCCTCCGACACAAACACTGGACCCTCCGAATGGTATCGCTGACGTTGGTACCGAGGACAGTTGGGCTGATGCCGGTCGTCGGGAGTTCCAGAACAGGTTTGGTTCGCTGCCCGAGGTTGGATGATGCCCGTGCCCGTGAAGAAAAAGAAGAAGTCCGCGAAGAGAGTGCGTGCTGGTCGCCGGTCCCAGCGCAAGGGGAAACAGTACCAAAAGGTGATTGCCGACATCGTATCAGAGCACCTGGGTATTCCCCCCGAAGAGTTCTACTCCGCACTAGCGGGCCTGACCGGCCCAGACGTTGCCGCCTCGCGTGTTGCAAGGCGGTTGTTTCCCTTCGCCGTCGAGACGAAGGATTGCAAGTCAGTGTCCATGCCTCAGTGGTTGGCCGAAGCGGAAGCCAATGCTGACGGTGCGGAACTGCCGTTCGCCCTCATCTTCAAGCTCCACGGGCGTCGGCGGAACTACATCACATTGGAGCTTGAGGAGTTTCTGAAGTGGGTCAAGTGAAGCGGTATCAGATTGTGCAGAACGACCATACCCAGGTGGCGATGTTCGTTGAGAAACTGGCCGAGGACGAGGCGGAAGCCCTTGAGGCTTTAGGGTACAGAGTGGTGGAGGAGTTCACGGCCAAGAACGACGCAGCCGCCAAGAAGCGGTTCGTGTCCTGGGTACACACGTTCGCCCCTGATGCCTCGGAGCAAGAGGTCCGTCGTGAGCGGCTGGAACTCATGGCCCTCAAGGAGTTGTCAGCATGAAGAAGTACGCCCTCCATCCTGGGTATGTGCGATCAAAGTTCGATGGTGATGAGCACTTCATTACTGCGGGCCAACTCGCCCACCTTCACGGTGTACCTATGCAGGAGTGCGTTGTTGTGCCATGGGACGACCCTCGTGAGAACTCGCTCAAAGGGTTCAAGCGGGATGATCTGGTTCACTTGTATCCTTCGTACCATGGCAACTACAGGAGGCTGGGTGATGGTTCGTAAAGTGTACGGTGGAGAGAATGAGGTTTGGTGCGATCTCGACGAGATACTGCACGAGACTGACGGGGCGGTGCGTGTTCAACTGAAGAACGAGGACGAGCCCCGCTGGATTCCGAAGAGTGAGAAAGTGCTGATCGACATCAACGATGAGGTGGTTGGTGTCCACAAATGGTTTGCCGACAAGGAAGGCATCCAAGGAGACTGGTAATGGACGAGCAAAGAACAGAAGAAGCGGCGATGGAAGTGATCGAGCTGGCGGCGGCAACAGCACACGAGGTCAACCGGGCGTATTGTCAGGGACTTGGCGACGACAGCCAGCCCCCGTGGGCCGAGGCCCCTGAGTGGCAGCGAAAGTCGGCCATCGAGGGTGCGAAGATGATCGCAATGTTCCCCGACACACCTCCGAGTGCCAGCCACGACAACTGGCTCAAGGAGAAGGAGCGGGACGGGTGGAAGTTCGGCCCGGTCAAAGACCCGGAGAAGAAGGAGCACCCGTGTTTCGTGCCCTACGACGAGTTGCCCGCAGCCCAGAAGGCGAAGGACGCCCTCTTCGGTGCCGCTGTCCGTGGAATCCTTGGCCTGGAGGTGTGAGATGTCGATGAGCTTTGATGACTACCAAGACGAGGTGATGCGTACCTGTGGCGTGGCTCCCGGTGAGTTCAAAGAGGGACTGCTGATGACCTCGATGGGTGTGGGGAGCGAGGCCGGGGAGATTCTGGAGCACGTCAAACACCACTTTTACCACGCCCATCGTTTCGACGAGGAGCACATGAAGAAGGAGATCGGGGACTGCCTGTGGTACCTCGCGGCCCTCGCATCCTTCTGTGGTCTGTCCTTGGAGGATGTGATTGAAGGGAATGTGGCCAAGCTCCAGAAGAGGTACCCTGATGGGTTCTCTACGGAGCGTTCGATCAATAGGGCTCCCGATGACGATTAAACCGGTAGCTCCCCTTGTTCCTGAGAACAAGGCCGAGATGTTGGAGCTGTTGGATGTTCTGCGTGACCGCGTGGAAGCCAACAATGTCCGAGCCATTGTCGCTGTAGAGGTTCGGGTCGGTACAGACAACCCGACGATTCTCCACAACGCAGGTCACATCGCGTATGCGGAGATCGCCGGGTATCTGTCCTTCACACAACACGACCTCTGGGCGAAGGCATCGGGGGTCTTCGAGGAATGAGAGGCCCCTATGAAGTTCAAGAAGCTGACCAGCGAAGAGTACCCACGCGGGTACTGTTGTGCTGCTGGTTGTACGAACGAGTCGGCGGTAGTTGACGCCACTCGCAAACGAAAGGACGTTGACCTGCCCCTGTGTGATTATCACTGGGAGAAGCAATGCGACGAAGAGGAGAAAGACCATGAGCGAGCCCGAATACTTCAGAGACCCAAACGACGGGAAGCTGTACTATCTGGACCCAATGACTCGACAGAAGATCGAGGTACGCGACCGGCAAGTACACCAAGACCAAAGAAAAGAGGACTCGCACAAAGGGTTCTTCGACCAGAAGGGCGACCGTCAAAAGGTACGACGTTCAGAGTCAGTGCAGAAACGATTCGAGCAGCTCGTACTCGATAGGGCCGATCCTGGGTACCATCCCGACGTGAAGCGCGTGAGTGACGACACGTTCTTGCAGATGCGTCACGACCCTCAGTTTCAGCCCCTCAACACCTACATCAACAAGCTCCAACTCGCCAACGGGAAGTGGGTTCGCCCGATTTTGCAGGGCGAGGTCGGGATGATTGGGGCCACAATCTACGTGCTGGAGTCTGGAAAGACGATCCAGAGCGTGGTACCCGAACAGCTAGAAAGGAGTGACACCGATGCCAAGTAAACGGTACCCACTGCGGAACAGCAGTTTCAGGGGGCGTCGTACCCCTCAACAGATTGCCGATGAGGCCGCCAGGAAGGCCGAAGCGAGGAAGATCGCGGAGGGCCAACGCATCACTGAGCGTGACGACCTGGCCATGACTCTTATCGCAATCGCGGAGTCCATGCGGAAGGACGAGAACATTGACGCTCGCCGTGTCCACAGGGTCGAGATCGACCTGGATGATCAACTCGGGGCAGTAGTGGTCATCCACAGTAAGGTGTTCCCGACTCAGAAGCACATGGTCTCCCCCTCCCGTTTGAGCGAGGTGTCGCAGGAAGTCTTTGGGGCTGACGAGCCCGAAGATCCTGATCCGCCACCACCGGAGGACACTGATGGGCAATCGTAGGTACATCATCACGAAGACGTTTCGGTTCGACTCTGCGCATCAGTTGTTCAAGATGCCAGCGGACCATCCGTGTCACCAGCTCCACGGTCACACGTACACGGTGGATGTCACGTTGTCCTCGTTGGGTTTGGACGACCGGGACATGGTGCTCGATCTCAACGTGTTCAGGGAACTCAAGAGCGTTCTCGACCACGCAAACCTGAATGATGTGATCCCGTCCGAGTATGGACAGCCTACCTCCGAGGTCTTGTGCAAGTACATCTGGGACTGGATCGACCGTCAGATTTGGGAACGGCTAGGCCCCGAGGGTCGGAAGGAGGTAGCCATTGGCAGAGTCGGAGTCCAAGAGACTCCCAACAACCGTACCGAGCTGGTACTGGAGGTAGAATGATGCGGAAGCTAGAAAGACCTGAACTCGCCATCGGCCAGATTTGGCGTGACGAAGATCCTCGACGGCCTCCGAGGCATTTCGAGGTGATCGAAATCAACGATGGTGGGAGTAAGGTGAAGTGCAAAATCAGAGGACTGAACGGGTACACGCCCAAATCCGATGTCGCGATTCTCTCGGCAGAGCGTTTTGTGCGTAGGTTCCTGTTGGTCTCATCGGCCCAGAGTGGTAGTCTGGCCGGGTAACCCGCGCCCTATTGGACGCAAGAAAGAGAGAAAGCCCTAATGAAGAAGTTGACCAAATCGCAGACCGGAATCCTACACCGTCTCAATTCAGACGGACGTACTCCAATCACAGAGATGCACACCGGTAGTGCCCGTGCCCTGGAAGGCCAGGGGTTTGTGAAGATTCGCGAAGGCAAGGCCGGTACCGGGGTTGTCATCACTGCTGCCGGGAAGCGGGCCTTGGAGGCGAGTGCGTGACACTACGCCTTGCAGAGGTGTTTCCTACCGTACAGGGGGAGGGAGTGCTGATCGGTACCCCCTCCCTCTTTGTACGGACTCATGGGTGCAACCTGCGGTGTGAGTGGTGCGATACCCCGAACACTAGCAGGTTGTCTCACCTACCTGAGAACAAGCCACAGAAGGTCGAAGTTGAAAAGCTCCTCAACTTCATAGTCAACGAGCAACCACTCGACCATATCGTGGTGACAGGCGGCGAGCCTATGTTACAGGCCGCCGATCTCTTTGAACTCGCACGAGCGTTGTACGAGGTGTACCACGTCACGCTCGAATCGAATGGGTCTCTGTACCCCAAGGTTCCGTTGCACACCTTGGTCCATCTGTTGAGCCTGAGTCCGAAGCTCTCGGAGGATGATTGGTCTGTTTCCAAACAGCTCATTGACGAGTGTGCCGAAACTCCGGGCACCTCCGTTCAGTTGAAGGTGGTCGTCACTGACCGTGCTGAATTGGAACTAGCCCTAGTTCGACTGGCCGCCCTGTGGAGGGCAACCAATGGCCGGTTCACTCCAATCATCCAACCCGAATCAAGCAGAGGGACAGAATGGGTACGAAGCGTGATGAACCATCTGGCATCAAAGTCAGACTGTCAGATACCCGTGAGGGTGATACCGCAGATACACGTCCTGGTTGGCGTCCGGTAGCGGTACCGAAACAGATTCAGTCGGCAGTGAAGTCACTGTTGAACTGGTGTGGCACCTACCAAGCAGAGGAGCAATACTTCCAAGACCTGGATCTGGAGGAAACTCCTGCGAGAATGGCCCGGATGTGGAAGCACGAATTGTTGTCGTCCTACAGGCCGGGAGCGTTTGAGGAGCTGGTAGATCGATTCACCACGTTCGAGTTGAAGGAGCTGGCCCCGAGGGAGATGATCGTTCAGGGTGACATCCAGTTCTACTCGCAGTGTTGTCACCACATGGTCCCGTTCTTTGGGAGTGTCGCTGTTGGGTACATTCCAAAGGACAAGATCGTCGGTCTGTCGAAGATCGCACGAGTGGTTGACCACTTTGCGAAGCAACTACAACTCCAAGAGAGATTGACATCCCAGGTAGCGGACTTTCTCATGGAGCATCTGACACCAGCGGGGGTGATCGTGGTTGTGAAGGCCGAGCACCTTTGTATGACCATGCGTGGGGTACAGAAGCCCGGTACCATCACAGTTACTTCGGCATTGAGAGGGAACACCGTTGACAACCCCACCGTTCAACAGGAGTTCTACCGGCTCATTGGCATGGTACACTCCTAGGGACCGATTTGACTCCTTCGGTGGGTGTGGTAGATTCACATCACGGGAAACACGCCAAGTGCTCTCTCCCGTACCCTGCCCACCACACCTTGCAGAAGCCATTGCCAACCGCCAAAGCGGGTGTGGTGGGCTCTATCAACCCGGAGGAACAGATGCCACTGAGCGCCCAGTATGCGTGCTGTCCTCGTTATGGTCGAGGACGGGAGTTCACGATAAGCAGGATTGTGTGTTTCTGGAGTCACTTCATCATGGATGATCCAGACGCACACCCAATGATGAAAGAGTTAGCCCTTAACTGTTGGAGGTGCCCGAATCGCAGGTACCTTCGTTTAACCGTACCGAAAGAGCGGTACAACAAGGAGAGAGTCAATGGCAGAAGTAGAGAAGACGGTCAAACGTCTGGAGAAGATGGCAGAAGCCCTGTTGGAGATCGCGGAGGCTCTACCCGGCTTGGTGGGCACCAAGTCTTCAAAGTCAAAGTCCAAGGCCAAGCCCGCCCCAGAGCCCGAGCCCGATGAGGACGAGGAGCTGGAAGAGGAAGAGGTCGAGGAGGAAGTCGAAGAGGAAGAGGAGGCAGAAGAGGAAGAAAGCCCTTCCGACGACGGCGACCTGGATTCGATGAACCGCATCCAGTTGTTGCCGCTCGCCAAGGAACTCGGAATCGACAGCCGTGGCAAGAAGGGGGACGAGCTGCGGGAACTCATCCGAGAAGCCCAGGGCGACGGGGGTACACGCAAGAAGACTACCAAAAAGAAGGGTACCACCAAGAAGGCCGCCGCTTCCAAAGGCGCGTCCAAGAAGTCCCGGCCAGCCAAGTCCGGGCTCTCCTCGAAGAAGCCCGCAAAAGGTGGGCTAGGAGGCGCGAAGAAGAAAGGTACCGGGAAGCCGAAGCTCTCGGTGAGACTGGAGACATTCATCAGCAACAACTACGCCGACTTCGCTGAAATCCTCGATGGGGAGCGCGACGAGGAGACGGGCGTGTTGGGCTGCCAGGGTGTCTGCACCAAATGTCCGAACCCCGAAGAGTACGACACCGCCGCAGAGCAGGTCAAAGCCTGCTACGCCACGGTCAAGGACAGAATCGAGGCAGAGGAAGACGAGTAGCGCACCTTCCCGCAAGCGACATCTTCAGAACGCGAGGGCACTCCGGGCGGCTGGCCTGGGGTGCCTTTTCGCGTCTCAGGGAGGCTGCGCCGATCCTACCGGCCCCCGATTCTACCGGCCCCCAAGGGTACCCCGGCCCCCGGTCCTACCCCGGCCCCCGGCCCCCGGCCCGGTACCTTGCCAGGGGTACCCCTGGCCCCCTTGCCATACGTTGCCCTACAATCGGTTGCCCTAGGTACCCTTGCCACCGATTGCCATACGTTGCCAGGGGTACCCTTGCCCTACATTGCCCTAGGTACCCTTGCCACCGATTGCCATACGTTGCCCTAGGTGTATTGTACCCCGGCCCGGTACCCCGGCCCGGTACCCTTACAATACGTTGCCATACATTGCCACCGATTGCCCTAGGTACCCCGGCCCGGTAGGGTACCGGTACCCTACCCTAGGTTGCCATACGTTGCCCTAGGTGTATGGTGAAAAGAAAAGTAACCAAGGGGCCGGGGTACTGTGTAGGTACCTCAGAGGTACCCAAAACGATCGTTAGGGGTACCGATTGATCCGATTAGGGATTGACAATCGAAGATCGTTGATCTCACAATGGGATTGAACCATTAACAGGCCCCTAGGGGCCAAAGAACAGGGGCCAAGCCCCGAGGAGAACTAGAACCATGGCGAGACAAGCGAAAACCACAACCAAGGCCACAACCAAGAAAGCCCCCAAGGCCCCCAAGGGTACCCCGAAAAAACCGGCCCCCAAGGCCCCCAAGGGTACCGCCAAGGCCAAGAAAGCCCCCAAGGGTACCGCCAAGGCCAAGAAAGCCCCCAAGGGTACCGCCAAGGCCAAGGCCAGCGACAAGGCCAGCGACAAGGCCCCCAAGGCGGTATCTACCCCGCGATTGAATCAAACCGCGATCAAAATGGGGGGCCGGTATCACATGACGCGATCCTACCATTTTGAAGATCCCAAGGCCCGATCCGAGTTTATCGCGAGACTCGAAGCGGGAGACTTTGATCTCGCGATCCAGTATCTTGAGGTAGGCCCCTTTGTGGTCCTAGTCAACGTGGAAGCCGAGCCCTTGCCGATCAACGTGTCCGACGATCCCAAGGTGAAGGAAGCGCGGGAAGCGTATAAGGCGGAAATGGCCAAGGCCAGGGAAGCCCTGAAGGCCAAGGTTGCCGAAATCAAGGCCACCTATCGCGCCAAGGCCAAGGCCAGCGAATAGCCAAGGCCCCCCGGCCCCCAAGGGTACCCCGGCCCGGTCCTACCCCGGCCCGAGGTACCCCGGCCCGGTCCTACCATGCCCGATCAACGTCCTACCCCTTATCCCTACCGGCCCGAGGTACCCCGGCCCCCCAAGGGTACCCCGGCCCCCGGTAGGGGTATCCCTACCCCGGCCCGGTACCTTGGCCCCTTGGCCTTGTGTCTGGCCTTGGTAGGGATACCCCTACCCCTACCGGCCCCCGGCCCGGTCCTACCCCGGCCCGAGGTACCCCGGCCCGGTCCTACCTTGGCCCCTTGCCAAGGGTACCCCGGCCCCCGGCCCGGTCCTAGTCTACTGGCCCCCGGCCCCCGGCCCGGTACCCCGGCCCGAGGTACAAGGCCCCCGGCCCGATTTGTTGATCGTGCCGATCTATTATATAGGTGTGATCCCTACTTTTGCCCACATTGCCAGGGTACCGGGCCGGTACCTGGCACTAACCAAAAAGGAGAGCTGGAAATGAAGTGTAGCAAGTGTGGATATGCGGACCCCGAAGGGAGGGCAGTTGACTGCCCGAACTGCGGAGCCCCAGCAGAGGTTGACGAGTGCCCAGAGTGTGGATCTCTTGGCAGTCAGGTGTGTTCCCCGGACTGTTCTATTCAGCGCAACCCAGACAAGGAGAGCGACGATGAGTAGGCCACGCTGTAAGGTGCTCCAGGTGTTCGATCCAGAGTCAGGCCGTCACTACCGGTGCAGGGTCAACGGTGTGAAGTTGGATCGCAACAAGGTACTGACCGTCCCGTTCAAGAGCGGGCTGGCCAAGGTGTTTTGGAATCACGATTGCTCCCGGTGGGAGCGGAAAGGAGCGTAGCTTGAGAACTATTCGCCAATACAGATACCCACGCAAACTGGAGTTGGTTGCGCGGAGTATCACTATGACAGCAGAGGAGCGAGCGGTGTACGCCACAAAGGCTGACATGCCCGACAAGTTGGCGGCCATCCTTCTCCCGATGCTGCGACACACCGAGCAGGAGCGGTTCTTGGTAACCCTCTTGGATACGCCGCTACTGGTCAACGGTGTGATCGAGATTGCGCGTGGATCAGTGAACGTGTGCGCTGTCCAGCCAAGGGAGGTGTTTCGCCCAGCGGTGCTGGCGAACTGTGCGGCGATCATCCTCGCACACAATCACCCATCAGGTAGCCTGAAGCCTTCGCAGGATGACCTGAAACTCACTCGGAGGTTAGTGAAGGCAGGAGAGGTACTGGGTATCCAGGTGCTCGATCACCTGATACTCGGTCGAGGGGACTTTCTCTCGTTGAAGGCTGCGAGGAAGATGAACTGAACCAGAACAAGGAGAACAAGATGTTGCACAAGAAACCAGAACGTGAACGAACAGCACTTGAGATCGCCAGAGAGATTGACGGGTTCATGCAGGATGCGGCGGGCGATGCCGTGGACTACTTGGCCGGGCAGTTGTGTCGGTTGCCCTACAACCCGACCCAGAAGCAGGTCTTCGAGGTGTTCGAGTTCGACGGGTTCAAGCTCACCCAGAAGAGGATGCGCCAGGTGTGGTCGAATCTCCAGGGCACCATCCACCGTGACAAGTGGGACATGAGGGGGTGGCTCGCGGACGAGTGGTACTCCAGTCCTTGGAGTTGGACCGACTACGCAGGAGATCGACTCTGTGACGAGACGTACAAACAGGGTGATGCACTCCGCGATGCCGTGGTAGACCACTTGGCTGAGATGAACAGACACATGGCCCCGTGGGTGTGGCGCTATCTGAAGGGTGACGACAGTGCGCTGCCCAAGGAGCGGAAGCGAAAGAAGGACGAGGGCAGTGTGGTCCTCGTCCGCGACGAGGACTTCCGATGAGCAATCTGTCTATCCCACCGGACGTTTGGTTGTCCGAGCTATTCGAGAGCGAGTATTGCCCCGAGTGCGGTGGGGACGCCGAGCACCACGAGGCGATACCCGTTCTTGGGAATTGGTTTGCCAGGTGCAAGTACCCGTGCGACGACGAGGGTGTTCCGCACCCTGTCATTTTGAAGTTCAGAAAGGAGAACGAGTGATGAGCAGGTTCTACGACGATGGCGATTACTACGACGAGGAATACTACGGCTACGATGAGGATGGAGACCTCATCGACGGAGTAGGCTTTGCCGACCCTGGTGGACGGTCTGCCCTTCGGGCGGCTACCCCTGACAACCCCCGAGACCAGGAGTGCCCAACGTGCGGGGCACAGAACGTCCTGACTCGGATCGACAGACAGCGCGGCTACCAGTGTGACCGGTGCGCCGACAGAGCTGAGATGGGGATGGACTACTGATGGGGCACTGGGTCAACGGAGTTTGTGACGTGTGCGGGAAGACTCGCAGCGTCGAGGTGATGTCATACACCGAGCCTGATGGCACGTCAGATCAGGTCGCCGTGTGTTTCATCTGCCAGAAGGAGACGGAGCGCAAGTCGCGAAAGGACGAAGCGGAGTACATGGCTCAGTACAAGGAAGAGCCCGACCCTGGCTACGACCCGGATGAGGTCGAGGATGCTTGGGACGATGCGGCCCGGAGGTATGGAAATGAAAACGGGAACGCAGAGTAGTAGCCGTCTCCAGAAGGACATGCGTGCCAAGACGCATTTGGACCGGTGCCGTCATTGCGGGGCACAACAGAACAAGCGGACCAACTTGGTAGGGGTCACGCAACACGACAAGGAAGGGAGGTGTTTCAGACTGAGAGTTGAGAGGCAGTACCTAGGAACGAACTTTGAACCAGAAACGGAGATGAACGATGGCAATAACGAACAAGGCCCTGGCCAGGCAGTATGAGAAACGTGCCCAAGCCGAACGAGACGCAGGTGGATTCTGCGTGGTCACGGCGAACATGCCCTGTATCGAGCTGAAGTTGTCCGATGGGTCGGAATACTTCTTCCAGGGTGAGGAGGCAGAGAACCTTTTGAGCGAGGTACCGGATTGGATCTATCCAGACGACTACCTCTTGGCCATGGCACAGAACTGGTAACCATTAACAAGGAGAGAACGATGCTACAGATCGAAGACAAAGAGTACCATGGGCAAGTGTTGGCGAAGGCCAAGGAGATGGGCGGCGATTGGCTGGAGCGCCTTTCGGAACGTCTCAACTACCTTGGCAACTACTCGTGCCATGATGGTGACACGGAGCGAACACGGTGTAGGCTGTTCAGTGACTTCGCCCCACTGTCGTACTACTTCATCATGGAGCTACGGGTGGAGGTACGCGACCGTGAGTGTCTGTCGTGCGGTCACAAGTTCACGGCAAAGGTGGTACGTGAGAAGCCCACGCCGAACATCAGCGGGGAGGCAACCGTGTGGTGCGAGCGGTGTGGTGCCAAGACGTGTGGCGAGCCCATTCGGCAGGAGTACCAGGAGTGGTTCAACGGTGGGCTCATCTTCCACGGGCCACATGACAACGGAGGCGATGGAGGGGCACCGACGTTCTCGGTCAACCTCATGCCCAGCCATGGCTGGAACATTCACACTTGAGAACAACTAACAAGGAGCAAAGAACAATGAGTTTCAAACACACATGCACCATCGAGAACGCCCCGCGATTCGCAGAGTGGATCAAGACCCGAGGCGGTGTCGCAGTCTGGCGTTCGGTCAACCTTTCCAATCCAGGCGCGTCGTGGAGTACCCCCGCACTCACTGTCGAGGGTGAGCCGACGCCCAAGCCCACCTGGCAGGCCGACTCTCAGCCGGAGTCGGTATTCACTGACCCCGCAGACATCGGGGTATCCATCGACAAAGAGGTCAAACGCTTTCACGTCGCGGTACGCCCTGGGAGTAATGGGCTCTCCCTCAAGGTGAGCGACGGCGGATCGCGGAGGATTCGCAAAGAGGTTGAGAAGGCGGGCGAGGGGGCATACCACGTCTTCGACTACTACGACTACGACAACGCAGTCATCATGGCCCCTGCGGGCGAGTCCGTCTCCCTCAAGCAATGGATGGAGGACAACAATGTGTGAGGCAACATTGAAGATCGTCCACGACGATGATGCCGAGGCGCACAATCCTCGCCAGTGGGACAACCTTGGAACGATGGTGTGTTGGCACGATAGGTACAAGTTGGGGGATGAGCAACCATCATGTACTCCAGAGGAATGGATGCTGGAGGAGGTGCCACGAGGCGCGGTTTGTCTGCCGCTGTTCTTGTACGACCATAGCGGGATCACAATGAGGTGTTCTCCCTTCGAGTGCAAGTGGGACAGCGGACAAGTGGGGTACATCTACACCACGCCAGAGAGAATCAAAGAGGCGTTTGCACTCAAAGATAGTGGCGTGGTGAAGACTGGTAGCAAACTCCACAAACGGGTCACGTCCTGTTTGGTCTCGGAGGTGGCTGTCTACGACCAGTTCCTTCGAGGAGCCATCTGGGGGTACATGGCAGAGCGGCCAAAGGAGAAGTGCCCAACGTGTGGGCACGTCAAGGAGTACGAGGAGGATTCCTGCTGGGGATTCTTCGGTGACTCTTTGGAGGAGACTGGCATCCGAGACCATGTGCCCAAGTGGGCCGAGCCCCTTCTCGAACAGGCATGGGAGGACAGACAATGAAGACGCACATGCGAGATATACGATTGAGGAACAATGCGGGCATCGACTTTCCCGTGTGTTGCCGGAACGCACCCGCGTTGGACCTAGACAAGTCGAGGTACCCCACCACTGGCAACATCAAAGAGGTGGATTGTAAACGGTGCCTCAAGTCATTCCCACGGCTATACCCGTGGGCGAGCGGGAGGTGACATGGACTTCATGCTCAACGTCCAGGGCCGGTACGTCTGTTGGGATAGCTACCGTGCCGTGTGGTACCTCGGACCCAAGCGGTTGTCGGAGTGGTTCGCTGCCGACTTTCGGAATGGGAGAGTAGGTGCCAGAGCGGAGAAGGCTTTGGAGTGGTTCCCCACTGCCAAGGCGGTGTGGAGGAGAAGCTGATGTTCTACCTCCCACAAACAAACAGAGAGTGGCTCCAGTTCTTCTGGGGCATGTTCAAGTGGAAGTACCTAGGAACTACTAACAAGGAGAACAGCAATGAAGAAGTTCAGAGTGATCGGAAAAGAGTGGTGCGAGATGGAGGCAAAGTTGACCTACACCGATGGGAAGACTCGACTCAGCATTACCGGAACAGCGGGGACTGTGATCCCTAAGAGAAGTGGCAAGAAGATGGCCCGCGAGTATTGGGAGGGCTTCTTCGAGGAGTGCCCCGAAGAGCTGGGCCGTATGGCGGTCGAGTATGGGAAACGGACACCGAGGTCGGCTGCCAACTACGTCCTCCAGGTGGATGGAGACTTCCATGGGCTCGATGTCCACAAGGACGAGGACGGGAAGCTGTACTTGGTACAGTGTTGTGGTCAGATTCGGGAGGAGTTGATTCGCTTCTTCCCTGACTGCGAGGAGTATCTGCCCTGGCACCTCAACGACATGAAGGCCGGGTGTGAGCACCAGGAGGCCCTTGGTTGGGGACACGGGTACACGGTGGCGCTGTCGCCCCAGGAGTTGACCCCTGCCCAGCGGGCGACCATCGAGGGCAGGGCCATGAGGGAGTGCGAGCGAATCCGTGAAAAGGAGTTCAAGGAGGATTGGGCTATCCTGATGAAGGACAAGCGGCGACGTACCAACTGGCTCCTCGAACTCAAGGGAGAAGGGAAGGTCACGTTGCACGATGTCGAGACCTTCGACACGCCCTGGCCCACGGCTGACAAGCGGAAGTTGGAGGCCGCGCTCCTCAGTCAGATCGAGGAGCGGATCAAGCCCGTCGAGTTCAAGGGCAAGGTGTACGAGAACAGTCTCGGTGCCCCGTGCCCAGAGTGTGGCTACGAATACGGTACCGCCTGGTTGTACCGAGAACTCCCTCCGCATGTGATTGCGTGGGCCAAGGGCGAGCCTCTTCCTCCGCACGTCGAGGTGGTTCGGAAAGGAGGCAAGTGATGTTGGTAGTCAAAGTCGAAACAGACAACGCAGCGTTTGGTGAGACCGATGATGAGCTGCGGTACGAGGCGTCATACGTTCTCAGGAATATCGCTGACTGGATCGATGAGGGTTGTGACCTGCCTATGGGCAAGAAGGTCATGGACCACAACGGGAACACTATTGGCAAGGTCACTCTGAAGAAAGGAGATGTGTGATGGCTCGATTCTTCAGACTCGGTGGCGATGTCAACTGGTCAGACTATGGTGGCACATGGTACAGGCGAGTCGGTCCTGGTCGGTACCACATCATGGAGCTGATCAACTGGATTGAAGCGTGTGGGGAGCGTGAGGCAAAAGAGATTGGCGCGACCTACAACGTCTCGCTCTCCGAGGTAGATGTGGCCGCCGCCTCGGACAAGGTGAAAGAGGAGGCAAAGCGTTCCTGCGGTTGGGAAGGAATGGAGGAGCAAGTCAACAACGTGGAACTGATGTGGGCCGAGGTGCTATTCCAGTACGGGTACAAGGCCCCGCTCTGGGACAAGAACGGAAACAACTACAGCCTTCTGATGAAGGAGGCAAGAGAGGAGTCAGCCTCTTTGGATGATCCCGAAGCCCATGAGGCTGCTATGAATCGACCGGTCAACAAGATTGGATCGACAGCCAGAGAGTTCATGCAGGGTGACTTCGCCTCTGCGATGGACCGTGGTGTTCGAGAAGGGCGCACTGACGCGAAGATCATGGCCAAGATGCACGGTGTACCCGACGATGTGATTGAGAAGGTCGAGGGTCAGCCGCTCTGTGTGGGCGTGTCGTTCAGCGTGAAGATGCGCGGGACGGATGCTGTACCAAGCGATGACCCTCTCGCGTTCACGATGGGGTACATGCACGCCCGCGCCGGTCAGGGTCTCGACCACGACAGAAAGGACTTGGCTTCCGAGTACGTTCGGGGGTATCAGCTCGGTGTAGACGTGAAAGCGGGACGTGCCCCTAAACCTGAATGGCACAAGTGAGAAGGAGTACGTTATGGATTACAAAGTCATGGCACCTGTCACCCTGGAGAATGGTTCGACAGCGTGGGTAGAGATAGGCAAAGGAGTCAAGGGACATCCTGGTCGCAACAAGTACGCCGCCAGGATGACGATCACTTCACTCCCGGTACACGCATCTGCGGGGAAGCCGTTCGACGTGTACCTCTTTGACCGAGATGCAGAAGGAGATGATGATGACCAATTCAATCGTTGATTCGATGGCACGTACACTGTGGGTGAGTACCTACGCAGATTGGTGGGACGAGGCCCCTGATGATGTTCAAGCAAAGTACCCAGGAGCGGGTGCGGGTGAGGACTGGATGGACGTAGCTCCAGGTGGTATTCCGTGCGATGTGGAAGACCAGGCGTGGAGACTCTGTGGCATGATCGAACAGGCCAACGGAATGGCCCTCGTCTGTTTGGCGGCGGCAGCCCACAGAGCGGAGAACGAAGGAGATGGCTGCGAACGTAGTTGGCACTTCGACAACGACTTCGGCCACTGCCTCGCCATGATGGCGATGGGCACTGGAGTCAGTTGGTACGACAACCACGCAAGGTTCTACCTGGACTCGTGGAGCGATGAGCAGAAGCGAGAGATGGTGGTACCGGCCATTGACATCGCGGGTGAGCTTGATATGGACGAGTGTGTCGATGAGGTTTGCCCGGAGGTACCGTAGCAGTACATGAGGGGTACTGACGGGGTACTTTTCTATTGACTGCCCCTAGGTGGTTTGATAGGTGTACCCCGTCAATCCCGAATCAAGATCGTAAACCAAATGGACATGCCAGCACTTGTAATGGTACTCGTGTTGGCAGACCGAACCAAGGCCCAAGTGGTCAAGGAGAGAGCAATGAACAAGAAGGACATCGAAGAAGCTGTTGCGAACGGTATCTCGGAAGGAATGGCCGAGGTCGTCTCTACGCTGGTAGAGATTCGTGACGCCATTGGTACAGCGGGGTGGGGCGGAGACAAACCTGCCGCGCCCGCTGACGAAGAGGAGCCCGAGGAACCGGAAGAGGTCGAAGAGGAGGCAGAGGAGCCCGAAGAGGAAGAGGCGGCAAGCGGGGAGTTCAACCTCGGTGACGAGGTGGTCGCGTACTTGGCTGACGAAGAGGGGAACGCTGACTGGTACGAGTCCGAGATTGTCGCTATGAACAGCGAAGGCGAGTTCACCATCAAGACGCAGGATGGTGACGAGATTCCTGGCGTGGGGCCAGGGTACTTGGCTGCCCCCGAGGATGAGGATCGTATCCTCGCAATCGAGGGCGGTGAGTTGGATGAGGAAGAGGCTCCAGAGGAGGAGCCCGAAGAAGAGGAACCCGAAGAAGAGGAACCCGAAGAGGAGGAAGAGGAAGTGGCTACCAAGAAGACCAAGAAGAAGACCTCGAAGAAGGCCACCAGCAAGAAGGAGACCGCCTCCAAGAAGGACAAGGCCGCCGAGGAGGCCGCAAAGGAGAAAGCGCGGAAGGCCAAGCGAACTCGGCTCGCGAAGGGTGTTCCCTACACCAAGGAACAGTTGCAGAGCGACAAGTTCAAGCGACAAGACCTGGTGATGTTGGCCTCGTACATCAACGAGGTCGCAGGGAAGAAGGTCATCAAGAACCCACTGGCGAAACAGGCGTTGCTGATCAACTCGATCATCAAGTACCAGAAGGTACTGAAGAAGGGCAAGTAGCCTGTGAGCCCCTTCACTGATTGGCTCAAGCCTGACAAGGTAGAGTCCTTCAAAGCCGACTACGAGGGCATCGTGTGTGAGGCGCGGTGCCCTTGTGGTGCGGTTACCCCGATCCTCTTTCAACAGGGTACCGAGGAATTGGATACGCTACTGAGTCATGGTCTCGTGATCGACGTTGAAGTGCAATGTTACTCGTGTGACCAAACTCTGTCCTACCGCACCAGTGAGACTGCGCCAGTGGTGTGGGATTCGAGGAAGCACGAACTGAACCAGTAACCATTAACCCTTGGGTACTCAGCGCACGGGTACTCAGGATCGGAGGGAGGACATGAGGAAGCTCAGTCCCAGGGAGTACCGCGAGGTACTTTATGAAAGGGAGGTGTACCGTTCCCGAATTTATGCCCCGCCCACACGGAAGCAACTGAATCTGTACCGGAAGCCCGGTTGTGGCTTCAACCAACAACTCTACCGACAACCAGAGAACACCAAGCGGTTGGCTCCGAGGAAGTACAAGCCGAAGATCAAGCCGCGACAGGGGTACCTGGCAGACTACGTGACTCGAACCACGGTCGCCTTCGCAAACGACAATGGCGGTGAGTGGTACGTGTCCTACGCTGGATACCAGGTGGCGATCCTCGAACGTCTGTTCTACGAGGAGAAGGCCCCCAGCATGTTGTACGAGGTCGTCGGCGGGATCTTCGCCCATCCGTTGCTGGAGGACGAAGGTATCGTTTTCATCCAGTTGTCGAGACTGGACGCACTGGTGGAGGTGTGCCTCGAAGACCTGCGCGTGTCCCTGCAAGGCCAGGTGTCATTGGCCGATGTCCTGGCCGCAGGCGGCGAATCGGTGTTCCAATTCAGGCCACAGGCATCGTGACCCATTTTGGGTATTGACACTCGAAACAATTATCTGATGAAAGGTAAAGCACAATGAAGACATTCACGCAACAAGAACTTGAGAAGATGAGCCTTTTGGAGATCCGAAAGGTTGCCCGCAAATTGGGAATCACTGACATCGCTGGTAAGCGACAGAACGAAATCGTCAGGAAGATTCTAACCAAGCAAAAGCCCGGTGGCGTGGACCCACGGGTGAAGCCGAAGGAGGCTGCGGCGGCCAAGAAGAAGACCAAGGCCGAGCCCAAGCCCAAGGCTGCGAAGAAGACCAAGGCCAAGACCAAGGCTGCTCCAAAAGAGGACATCGAAGAGCCAACGTTCTCTGGTACACTGGAGCAGAGGGTGGCGCGAATCGAGATGGCCTTGGTGGGGGCAGGGATCATGGATGCGAAGATGGACAAGAAGAAGCCAGCAACGAAGACGCCGCCCAGCGTGGAGCAAGCGGTATTGCCGAGTGAGTGGTTCGACGAGGATGGGAATCTCTCGCTCACGCCAGAGGACATCGAGTCGATGAACTTCGATTCCATCCTGGCAGTCAACAACCTCTTGGGTGACTACGCCGCCGACATCCCTGAGTCGCAAAGGAAGACGCCACGACTCGCGAGGATGCGGTTGGTTCAGGCACTCAGGAAGATCGGTGATGTCGAACAAGGGGAGGGTGACGACGAGCCAGAAGAGGAAGGTGAGCTGGTGGAAATCGAGCCCAACGAAGAAAGCCCGTTCCCGCCCGAGGAGGTCGGAGACCAGTGCTACATCAAGGACGAGAAAGGCCGGTGGTTTGCGGGGCTCGTCGTTGACATCTCCGAGAAGGATGGAGAGCCCTGGTACCTCATTCGCTACACCGTTGGCGATGCGGTGATCGAGGAAGAGGTCGATGTCGAGGAGCTGAAGCCTTGGGAGCCCGACGAGGAGGAAGAGGCAGAGGACGAGGAAGGCGAAGAGGAAGAGTACGAAGAAGAGGACGAGGCTGAAGAGGAAGAAGAAGAGTACGAAGAAGACGAAGACGAGTAGCTGACGCGAGGGGCGGGTGCCTGTCATGGGTACCCGCCTCTTTGTGTGCTTGGAGGTTGAGATGCGATGGAGACCGAACGATGGGTAGCCTAGCACCACGGAGCCGGAAGGGTTTCATGGTGCTGATGAATGTGCCGATGCCCAAGAGCGGGCGTTGCATGTTCTGTAAACGTACTGTCCCAATTAAGGCCAAAGTCATAAGCTGTGATCATGCCCCACCTACTGGATTCGCCTGTGCTGAGTGTACTCGCCAGCGATTCCTTCCTACCGATGGCTCGCCCGAGCCCGACTTCTTCCGAAAGAGCTAACGATGACGCGAATCTACCTTGCCGGTGCGGAGAGTGGTCCGCTCTCAGATGAGCTAGAAGAGAACAACGTCAAGCACATCCTCTACTCCTATTTCTGGTTGTCGAAGAAGGATCGGGAGAGGGTGATGGTCGAACGCATAAAACGAGGTCGGGAGAATGGTATCAAATACCTGCTCGACTCGGGTGCGTTCACCTACCTCGATGCCCAACAGGCGGGCTCGCGACTCCCCTTCAACGTCTACAAGAAGAGGTACTTTGACTTCATTGCCAAGCACGGTGAGTTGTTCGAGGCGTGCGCGGAACTCGATGTCGAAGGTGCTGAGATAGACGGGATGGGTACAATCTCCCTCGACCAGGTGTGGCACTGGCGACAACAGATGTTCGAGGCTAACCCGAAAGCCACCATCATGCCCGTCTGGCACTTCGGTACTCGTACCCAAGAAGAGTGGAACACGCTTTGTGAAGATCCTCTCGTCACCTACCTTGGAATCGGAAGTACCCACAGCGGCGCAGTCTTCAATCAAGAAGGAGTATTCCACAGGCTCATTGCGAAGGCCCATGCCCACGGCAAGCGGGTACACGGAATGGCCGCGACCAAGGTGAAGACGCAGTTGAAGAAACTCAAGTTCGACAGCGTAGACAGCGCCTCCTGGCTATCTGCCCAGAAGTTCGGTACGACGTTCATCTTCAAAAACGGGCAATGGATAGTTCTGGACAAGTACAAGAAGAACCAACGCAGAATCCATCGACGCCACTTCACCAAGATCGGCGTGGACTACCAAAAACTCGAAGCAGACAAGAGTAGCGAATTACGCCATGCAGCGATATTGGCGTGGAGAGACCTGGGAGAGTGGCTGATGAAGAAACGGGCCAAGATGCACCAAGACCTGGAAGACCAAATTGCGGCTACACCTCAAGTAGACCCAGAAGTGCCACAGGAGAAGAAAGTGCCAGCTACGAAGAAGGCCAAGAAGTCCAAAAACAAGGTACCAATCAAGGTACCCGCAAAGGTACTTTCAGGGGTACCGGCACCCCAAAAACCACCTCGCGGGAAGGCAAAATCGAGTGGTGAAGTCTTCAAAATACCGTGTCCCAGTTTTGGACAAAAAGCAGACGACGGTGCGGTAAAAAGGGGCCGAAGGGGTCGAAAACGCACATTTGCGCGGACCCCAATTACGACCAGCTCGCGGGATGGAAAACAGACTCCCAAGGTCAACGATAAAGCCACTTCTATGGATAAGGGAGACCCTACAGAAAAGGCCCCTGATAAAGGTACCCCGTATCTCGAAGAGGTACCCCAACCTACGCTACCCCAGGAGCCAGTGTCTCAGGACGCACTTGCTACGGTAGAGCAGCCAGATAGCACACTTCCTACCTGGAAACGCCCTGATTATCTACACAAGACCGAGAAGCAGAGGTCGCTACTCCATGATCTACCACAACTGAAGTGTGGGCTGTGCTCCATAGGTACTGATTGCCCGTCCTATGATGAGTCACTACAACAGTGTGCCTTTGCTGAAAGGCTCAATGCGTTTCCAGTACGTGATGCGGACAATCTACTGGGTGCTATGGAGTACATTGTAGATGTCAACAAGTCGCGGCTATGGAAACTACTTCTCATGGAGAACATGATCGAAGGCGGTATGCCAAGCGAACGTGCTACGCAACTTTCTGAGATTGTACTGAACCAGCTCGAACGGCTCAGAGAACAAAGAACCATGATGGAAGGCGCTGCTGTGAAAGTCAATTCTGGACCCGGTATTCTAAGCTCCATATTTGGGGTCTCTGGAAGGGGGTCTGTGGGGGGTACGGCAGTACAGGTAAATATACAGAACGCCCCAGCTCGCGGCGCAGATGTACGTGATGATAATCCTGCCAATAGTGGGATTGTAGTGGAAGCACAGACAGTACCCCATAATGTACCTACAGAAGAGGGTACCCCTACTGCGGCTACTGATGCGCAAGTAGTAGAAGCTGAAACAGAGAATGAAGTACCTAGTTCTGGCGAATCAGGTAGCAAAGCTGACACAGGTACCACAGGAGAGGACGCCCCCTCGGGCAAGGGGGTGGGGGGTTAAGCACTCGCACCTTAGAAGTAGGGGCTCAGTGATCTACAGAATAAGCAAAAAGCTAGGAGGGCACATGCCGAAATCGGGCGGGACATCGAGGGAGAGTGAGCGGGGAGACCTCAGCTCACTTTCGACGACGGGTCAGGTACTCAAAAATGAATCGCTACGCGAAGCGTTGGCCTCCTGGGAGCATCATCGGTGGGCGTCCTGGCAGGGGTACTTCCATGGAAAATGTGAGCGACAGCCTGACGGCTCCCTGGTGATCCCAGCGGAGTACGTGCGGGCCTTGGGCAGGTTGATGTACCTGGCCTATTCGGAGTTGACCGAGGAGGAGAAGGGGCTGGACCGCAAGGAAGCAGACCGGATCATCGCGATTGTGGAGACGTACCTGGGTGGGCAAGTGACCGAGGGTCGCGGGAGGGTCGAAAGTGGGTCGGATCAGGGTCAAATGAGCCCCTGGCGAGGTACCGTCCCCAAAAGTACCCCAAAATGACCGCTAGGAGAGCAAAATGAGCAGACATCCGATTGGTGAGTACCTACTCGTTGAGAAGTTGCAGAGGGAAGCAAACCGCAAAACGGACCAGTGGAAGGTCTACGGACTGCACGACAACCTACTGGGCTTGATCAAGTGGTTTGGCCGGTGGCGTCAGTACACGTTCTTTCCGGCTGCGGGTACCGTTTTCAATAGTACCTGCCTACTGGACCTCAAAATGCACCTCGATTGGGTGAACAAGGAGTGGCGGGAGGCGAAACGCAATGGGTGACATCACGTACTTGGGTACCTGCAAGGGGAACAACCTGCGGGAAGCGGCGGATATGGCGGATCAAGGTGACATCACCCACGCAGTAGTCGCGTACCGGACAGAAGGGGGAGAACTCAAGTACCGGCTGATCGGGGAAGAAGACCTGACGTACCTGATCGGCCTGTTGGAACGCACGAAGGTACACATGCACTGTTCGGCGGCCTACGTGATACCCGGCGGGGAAGGAGAATAGATGGCAAAGAGAGCGAAACAGGATGTGACACTACGATCACACCAGTACGACGGCAGCGGGTGGGGTACAGGTACCACCTTGGCGGATCTACAAGACGAGCGGCCCGCAAAGAAGTACCGCCCGCAAGGAGACAAAGCCACCTTGCCGGTCGCGAAAAACCCAGGACGCATTGAGAATCGTACCCCACTCCCAGATCGTACCGCCGAATACTGTTGTCAAGGGTGCAAGAACCCACTAGCGGCGCGGGAGGTCAATATACTCCTGGCTATCGAGAATCAGCCGCGAAGATTTTGTTGCTGGCCCTGTTTCGTCGCATGGGTGAATGACCCCGATAGCGCCCTCAACCAAAATTTGGACCAAAAGCCCGCTCTGTACCAAGTGCCCATGTACCCCTCTCACTCAAAAAACTGCCCCATTTGTCCAGATGAGCAAATTGACCATCAAACAGTCCCGAGTGTGAAGATGATCAAAAAGACCAAGCAGCCCAAAAGTAGGAGAAAGACCAAATGAGCCCGAAACTACTCGCAGACGCGCTAGTTGCCGCTGACGTAGTACAGCCAGAGAACCACCCCGATTCGGTTGAGCGACGGCAACTCGTCAAAGGGTGGATCAAGGCCATACGGTGGGTGTGGAAGCAACCGAAGAGTTGGGTGTACCAGACGTGGGAGCCCAACAAAGACCGCAGACCACCATATCCGCCTCCGAAGTTCCTCGACGAGCATCGCGTCCGAATGGTCTCCTTCGCGTTTTACCGTGGGAAGGACGGTGCGCCCTACTTGGGCGATATTCGCATGGCCCTCGAATCGATCAACATCGCTGATCAACAGTACATCTGCGATGCGGTCGCATCTCACTATGAGACGTGGGAGACCAAGAATGGATAGGCGGTATCATCTCGCTCCCTGCGCCATCAAGCCGAATGGCGAGATTTGGGAGCATCCCACTTTTCGGTATGTGGTGCCCGAAGCGGAGCTGGCCTTCAAGTACCCTCATCGGAACTTTCGGTATGCGAAGGCTGGGGACTACATCGGCCTAGTTCTGTCCAGTACCGGCACGAAAGTAGATTTCCAGATCACCACCAACCACCCAAACATGACCGACCCGGCTTGGTTGAAGCGGGTCACTTTCATAACCAGAGTGATTGCAGTCCAAGACAAAGGAGAGTTCTGATGCCACGCAAGATTGACAATGACCACCAGTTGAGGCGAGCCCCGCACAGTACCAAGAAGGTCAAGAGGGGAAGACAGGTCGAACTCAAGTCGGCTGTGAAGGTGAGCGACCCGGTGATGTTGTCCGAGATGCTTGCCTCCATCGCCAACGACGAGCGCCTTGAGGCCGACATCCAGTTGCTTCCCGGTACCTACGTCATCACGGCCATCGTGGACGTGAAGAGTTTGTGATGCCTGGCATCTGGGACCAAGTAGAGGCCCTTGTGGCAGAAGGGAAGGGTGCGACGATCACGTTGACCGAGGCGCACGAGGTCAAGATCCCGTACCAGCGAAAGAAGCTCCCGAAGAAGTACGTCCACAAGGACCGTCCATGGGAAACCTACGACGGTTGCACGCGAGGGACAGGCCGCCCTCGGTGCCAATGGAAAGGGTGCAACACCTACCTGAAGAAAGATCAACCGGTGGCGTGCTGCATCGAACACGAACAGAAGATTGCCGACTACTGCATACGGATGTTGGCCGTGATACGGTACCGTATAGTGGATCGGTTGGACGACTACGACGAGTTGCTTCACGGTGACTCGGTGGTAGCCAAGTTCTTGGAGGAATTGAAAGATGGCACACTACTTAACGTCAATGGAAACTCTCAACCTCCTTCAGCAGGAGACGAAGGAGGACCAGAAGAGGAACCAACGGAGACAGCAAGCGATAGCCCTGGTGTCGAGGACGACGGGTAGGCCCCAGCACGACTTCGGTGCGCGTGATTGGGCCTTGGTCCAAGCGCATGAACAACGAATGGAGAAGGCCGACAAACCACCGGCCCCTCGCAGGGCCACGTTCTCCATCGACCCGAGCGGGAGAGCCGTATGAAGATCGAAGCTGACAGACCTGAACGAGTCCTAGCCAACTTGCGTGGGATTGAGATTGACCCAGAAACAGATGCAGCCAAGATCAAGTGGTCTCACTACGAAGGCACTCCGGGTGGTGGAGTGATCGAGGTGGTCGAGGAGCACACCTACACGTTCGATGACCCCGTACTTCGCGGGATCACGAAAGAGCTTCACGACTACCTGGTCGAGTGTATCGAGAGGGACGAGCAACAGCCTCACGAGGAGAACTCGTGTGAGACGTGTACGACTCAGAACTGCTGTTCGAGCGACTTCTCAGAACCACTGTGGTTGACCCAGAGCGACATCGAAATGTTGGAGCTGGATGACGACCAGGTGTGTTTCCTCGGTGAAGGCCACTGGGCCGGAAAGGGAGGTGGCAGTTGGGATGGGAATGACGATCCAGCGTGCAGCGACATCATTGGGTACATGGTCCGTGATCCGTGGTGCCCTCTTCTCGAAAATGGGAAGTGCTCGAAGTATGGTGTTCGCCCGCTTTCGTGCCGACTTGGCCCAGAGCGGAATTGCGGAATCAAAGACCTAGATAAGGAGACCTGATCATGGCAACAGTCGCGTACAGCGGTGGGATCGACAGCACCGTCCTCATGTACGAGTTGGCCTCTCAAGGCCGCCTCAACCTGGCGGTACTCTGCAACTTCGGACAGCCATCGTTTGATCGACAGCTTCGTTGTGCGGAGTATCAGATCGCCAAACTCGAAGAGCATGGCGTGGATGTCCACTTCCGGGTGGTGGAGTTCAAGACGCCCGAGGAGTTCCAGGTCAAGGAGGCTTCTCCGTTCTTCTCGATGCGGCCTCTGAACCCACTGGCCAAGGCACCAAAGAAAATGAAGGACGCCATCGCGTATCGACTCGATAACTTCGCCATCACCCCAGGACGGAACGCTTTCATGGTCTTGATGGTTGGGATGGTCGCGGCGGCCTTGGAGACGAACCCGGCAGTGGTCACGGCGTACCAGTACGAACAGGACATCTGGGATACGCAGGACACCATCTCAGGGGACGAGTCGCCCTCGTTCTGGTTGAAGATGGGCATGGTTTTGGAGACGGCCTTCGAGGTACCTGTGGCGCTTGAGAACCCGTTCTTGGATCGTCATTGGGACAAGGAGCGCATCATCCGTGAGGGTATCGAGTACGGAATCGACTTCGCACACACGATGTCCTGCGAATTTGAGGAGCCCTGCGGCGAGTGCGCCCAGTGCCAACTGGTCAAGAAGACGGTTGCCAAAACCAGGGGCTAGAACGTAATATGGAGTCTGAACATGGCGTGCGGGCTCTTGGAGCGAAAACGTAGACCTCCAATCCCAGGCCAAAACTGAGCTGGAGTCAAAACAACAACCTCCACTCAAACAGAAGGAGATGCCAAATGGCACGAGGAAAGAAGAGAGCCTACAAAATGACCACCAAGGGCAAGCGAACCAAGGCGTTCAAGCCCCTCTTCGGAAAGAAGAAGGTCAAGGGCGGCAAGGGCGGCAAGTAGGTCATGGCCCGTGGGAAGAAGACGCTGGTGAAGCGTCTCAAGACCAAGGCCGGGGCCGTACTGCGCCGACTCTTCGGCAAGAAGAAGGTCACGGGAGGTAAAGGCGGCAAGTAGCGCCTGAACCAAACGTGGGCTGCTCTTGGTAGTTCTGACGCCGAGACTTGAGAACTGCCGCTTTCCCGATTAAGAAGATGCCATGTTCAATGACCAAGTTGCTGCCCAAGATACCCAACCCGAGTTACTGAGAACCTGCCCCCTCACAGACAAAGAGCTGATCGACAAGGTTCTGATCTTCGTCGAGGAGTTCACGCGACCAAAGCGCGTCGGTAAGGCAGACCTCTACACCTACCAGAAGGTGTTCGCCCGCCGCATCATCGAATCGGTGGTACTGGCCGAAGGCGACACCATCACTGCTCTCTTCTCTCGACAGGCCGGAAAGACTCAGACCGTTGCCGACGTTGCGGTCTCGCTTTGCGTCATCCTCCCTGTCTTGGCCCGAGAGTTCCCCGACGACACCCGGCTCAAGTCGTTCTCTGCCGGGTTCTGGGTCGGTATCTTCGCACCAGTCATGGACCAGGCAGGTATCTCGTTCAGTCGCATGAGAGCCCTGGCCTCCTCACCAGAGGGTGAGGCTGTGTTCCGTGACCCAGAGATCAACATCGAGTTGACCACTGACCGTGGCGATGAGCTTGGGTGGAGTACCGGTAGCGTGGTGCGATCCAAGTCTGCGAGCCCTGACACACAGATCGAGGGCAAGACCTACCACCTCATCCTCTGCGACGAGGCCCAGAAGCTCCTTCGGTCCAAGGTCGAAAAAGAGATCATGCCGATGTTGGCCGCGACCGCAGGTACGATGGTCAAGATCGGTACTGCCTGGGAGAGTCGCGGCGGCTTCCATACAGACATCCAGTACAACGTTCAAGCGTACAGCGACGGTGGCAGACGGAACCATTTCGAGTTCGACTACAAGATGGTGCTCGCGGAGAAGCGGGCGGCCTACGACCGGGATGGTAACCCGTTCCACCTGAACTACGAGAAGTACATCGAGAAGCAGATCAAGCGACTCGGCGGCACTGAGAATGAAGAGTTCAAGATGAACTTCATGCTCAAGTGGTTGGAGAGTCGTATCATCGCCATCAAGGCATCGACCCTCATGGCCGGTCGAGAGAAGCGCCACATTGGCGAGCTGCCCATGCCGAGGAATGGTCATGTCCTGGTTGCGGGGCTCGACGTTGCGAAGTCGAACGACAGTACCGTCCTTACGCTCACCGACATAGACTTGGACAATCCCATCGTGGACATCTCCAAATACGGCACACCTCACGACAAGATCGGTACCATCCAGGGAGAGAGCGAGCAGAACTACTTCTACATGAAGCGAGTGGTCGCGTGGTTGGAGTTGCAAGGGACGTTCGAGGGTGACACTGGCCAGTACCAACGTGTGCTCGACTTCCTGATGAGGTTCCCTCCTTTGTCCATGTTCCTTTGCGACGCGACTGGCATGGGCGATCCCGTGTACGAGCGGTTCACGGTGTTGCTACCTGACATCGACGTTCAGCCGTTCAAGTACAGCGCCCCCTCGAAGTCCGACCTCTACAAATACTACCTGCAAGAGTGGTCCTCTCGTCGGTTCAAGTATCCTGCCGATGCCGCTGCTCAAGAAACGCCTGAGTTCCAGAAGTTCGAGACACAGCATTTGGACCTAGACAAAATCTCCTCTGGCAACTACATCTCGTGCGTAGCCCCCGAAGATGAGCATGACGACTACCCGGACTCGGCGGCCCTGGCGTGTTGGGCCGAGAAGATTCTCAAGAAAGACGCTATGCCATTTATCGAAGTGAGTGGTGTACCTGATGGTGGAGCGCGTGATAGGAGTCAGCAATCCTCCGGTTATAGTAACCGGCAGATGCGGTACATGAGAGGACGAAGATGAAGCCAGCAGACGTATTGAACCTACTCCCCAGGTACCTGGTTCGAGCGGCCCGCATCAACAACATCATCCCGTCTGATCGCCCCAAGCAGTACAACGAGACAGCCCAATACGAGCACATCACTCGGAACATTTACGTTGTACCCAACCTTCCGGCAGAGGTCATGCGCCGGTCGATGATTCACGAGATCGCCCACGCCCTTGACGACAACTTCGGTGTCGGGCACTACTTTGGAGAATCACCAGCCTGGGCAGAGTTGTCGAGGCGAATGTATGGCGACGTGTCTGTGGTCGAAACCTTCGCTGAGAACATGGCGACCCACTTGTTGGACCCCACGTTCTCTCGCATGGTGAATCCATCCGTTGCCAAGTTCATGGATGAAGCGTTGACCTATTTGCAGATCATGTTCAAAGGAAAGACCCAATGACCAAAGAAGAGAGCAAGTTGGTATTCTGTTCGTGTAGTGGTGGCCTCGATTCGAGCGTGATGGTCCAAAAGCTCGAAAATGAAGGGTACTACCCGATCCCCATCTTCATCGACTACGGCCAGAAGACGGCAATCGTCGAGTTCGACCGCCTTCGCCAGGTGTGGCCGAAGTGCAAACTCATTCGATTCGACCTCATGGGTGGCATCCGGTGTTGGGCCACCAATCCGGGGGACCAGTTCATCCCCACCCCGAAGCGTGAACGCGATTTGATGTTCATCCCTGGCAGGAACATCTTCTTCCTGACGAGGCTGGCCGTCGAGGCGTACTACTTCCACGCCCATTACCTCGCACTCGGGAACAACACCGATGACCTCACATGCGGAGACTGCAAGCCTCCGTTCTTGGAGTCGATGGCCAAGTCCCTCACTCTCGGCATGTCCACCCGTGATGCGGGCGAGTACGAGTACGAGATCCTTCAACCCTTTGGTGACATGAGCAAAGCCGACATCGTTCGGTACGGCCATGACCACGGGGTAGCCATCGAGAAAACATGGAGTTGTTACGATTTCCAAGAGAAGCATTGTGGGGTATGCTGGAACTGTGTGGAAAGGAAGCACGCCTTTGAGAAGGCGGGCGTTGAAGACAAGACAGGCTACATAGAGTAGCCGACCAAAAGGAGATGAAGCGATGGCGAATCTACTGGATGATCCTCGCGGCTTTCACCGTCCGATGTCGAGAGCTGTCATCGACAAGTTGGTCTCAGCCCTAACGGGCTCGACTCCTACTGTTGTGGCAAAGGACTTTCGGTTCCCGTTGAATCGGGAGTCAGCGGACAAGATTGCCGCAGCAATCAACAGCGTGGACACCTCGGGTGAACCCGCGATCACTCGGAAGCAGCTCCATGACCCGTGGTCACGGAAGAACATCGAGCGGCTGAAGAAGGTAGTCATCTAAGGAGGTGCCCGATGAACCAAACACCCAAGGGCTTGACCCATCTTGGAATCAAGCGTGACTCGTTGGGCGGTATCACTCGGGACACCTCTGCTCAAGTTCTGAGCCCACTGAAGCCCCTCGGAACTCCAGCTCGTGTTCGGGACAGTGACCCCACCCCGCCGCCGCCAGCGGTCTTGGCTACGATTGCCGAGGCCACTCGCACTGGGGGTGGAGAGGTGCCGACACCAAAGCCCGACACGTCCAAACTCACCAAGGCAGACCTGGCCGTCAAACCCATCGCCTCTCACAAAGACACGAAGGCTCCGGTCTCGGCCAAGGAGATGCCAAAGGTGGAGGGCAAGAAGGTTTGGCGGAACCAGTACGGTGTTGGGTACTCCGACACCAACTCTTCGCACGGTAGACGTGCGGAGGGATGTGTTCCAGGTGGTCGTCACGATGGCAAAGGACCAGAGCGTGGTGGCGAGGGAATGGGCGGCCCGTCTCACGGGCGTACACCGGGAATCCGGCGAGCGTTGAAGGCCCTGGCCAAGAAGAAGCGTGCGAACAAGAAGCGCATCGCCAAAGGTCAGAAGCCGATAATCGCCGGTAAGAAGGTGACGGCCAAACAGTTCGCAGCCAAGACGAGTACCACTGTCGCGGCTGTGAAGAAGACCATCAAACGTCAACGAAAGAAGAGGTAGAACATGGCATGGGCACCAGGCGGTTCCATCCCCTCGGGAGCGCGGGGCGGATTCAGAACCACAGTCAAGACGATCAGCACCATGATCGACAGAGGCCGGAAGCGGATCTCTGCGAGCATGGAAGCCCTCAACATGGGGAAGGCGTCGGCGTGTACCACTCGGATCACGCCTGCCGAGAAGGATGCACCACCCGCGTTGCCGGGTAGTGGCGAGTACCAACCTCAACAGATGCAGACCCTACCGGGTACTGACATCAGGAACTTCGACCGCAGTTCTCGTGCGAAGACTGGAAAGGTGGGATGATATGGCCATCTCAAATGACCAGCTCGACAACTGGTTCACGTACCACAAGCCAGGCCCAGGCGACGAAGCGAAGTACGAAACGATGCGGGCAGCGGGACGTGCCCTCGCCCAGGCCATCGTGGACAACACGCCTGAGTCAGCCGATCAAACCGCAGCCGTCCGAAAAGTGAGGGAAGCGGTGATGACCGCGAACTCAGCTCTGGCGTGTAGCGGGAGGTAGCCATGTCGATCCAATCGGAGGTGGCAGACTTCGCCACTGGAAAGACGGACTCTTACCACTTCAATGCAGTGGCGGATTACGTTCGTCTCACGATCCCAGACGCGGAGGACAAGGACATCCGAAGTGCGTGCATCGTGGAACTCAGACCTCTGGGGAATGATTGGTTCTGTACCGGCAAGCAGTTGCCGTCACCGACCCTTTACCAGATGAAGTCGGCAATGGGAGACTTCATCGACGACCCCAGCGAGGCAAACGAGGCGGCCCTTGTTGCCTTGATTGCCCAATACCAAACGGAGAACCCGTAGTGCATCGAGTACGATACTACAACCAACTGATCGAGCCCTCGTACTTCCGGGGGCTTCGTGGTTTTTGGATTCGTGTACTCAACCGAATACGAATGATGATCGAGTTTCGCGTTGCGAAGCATGTTCTAAAGTACCTCGCGAAGGAGGACGGTCACAGTCGGCCAAGACTCAACACGCTTCTGAAAGAGTTCAGACAAGACGTGAAAGAAGAGAAGGAGTTGTTGAGGCAAGAGCCCTCTGCGACAGTCTCCTCCTTCGACGGGGAACAACCCGCATCATCAGCCGCCGAGAAGATCGGTTCTCGTCGCGGTACGGAAGCAGCCTTGGCTCGTCTCATGGCGGGTCCACGGTCAAAGCGGTACACGAAGCAACGTGACCGCCATACCTTTTTGGACCTTGAAGGTGACTTCGAGGCTGTGGATGATGTAGAAGTCCCAACTATGGAGGTGAGCTATGCCCGAGACGAATCCCCAAGACAACATTGATCTGGAAATCCCAAACGACGAGCAGGCGGTAGAAGAGGCCCCTGCCCAAGAAGAGCCCGTGGAGGCCCCCGCAGAGGAGGCCCCTGCCGAAGACGCGCCCCCGCCCGAGCAAGCGCCTGAAGAGGCCCCACCGGAGCCCCAGGACGCCTTGCCAGAGCCCCCGCCAGGACTGCCGAGGCCGATGTCTGGTCATGCCCAGCCCGCAGCAGGCAACGCGGGGTTCGTTGGCGGTACAATGGGCGTCATGTCCGTACCGGCAGACGCGATGATGAACCAAAACCCACGGTTCAAAAGGTAGTCGATCATGGCAATGACGTTCTTCGCGGACTCCTCCGGTGCGACAGGAGGAGCAGTACCCTTTCAGAGGGTGATCGACCCCTCGAAGTTGGGGATGTACCTCAACCTTGAGCAGGCCGAACTCCTTCGACTCCAGAGATACCGTCAACACTGGCGGTTCTACTACAACAAGCACTGGGACTTCGCCCGCGAGGACGGTGACCCGCTCGTCACGTTCAACTACTTCAAGAAGATCATCGACAAAGGTGCTGCTTTCCTCATCTCGCGAGGGTTCAACATCAAGGTACCGGAGCCCTTAGCCGGGTACACGGCACCTTTCCTTCGCGAGGTGTGGAAGAAGAACAACGGTGGCAGGTTCATTTGGGACATGGCCCTCATGGGCGGTGTCACAGGTGATTGCTTCATCTTGGTCACGTACCAACAGCCCACACCGTTGGAGAAGCGCATCTTCCCGTTCGCCCAAGGTAGGATCGTTCTGAACCTACTCGGTAGCGAACAGGTCTTCCCCGACTTCAACCCGCTCAACAAAGAAGAGATGCGGTCGGTGCGGATTGAGACTCTGTACTATGACGCACGAGCGGTGTCCGAGGTCGGGAAAGAGGACCGCAGTTCCGAAGGCCGCCAGTTGAACATTCGGCGGTACACCCAGATCATCACACCGACCACCATCACCGAGCACCTTCAAGGTGAGGAGCCTCGGATTCGTGAGAACGTGCTGGGTGAGATTCCTCTCGTCCACATCAAGAACCTTCCGGCACCCAACGAGCCCTACGGTCTCCCCGATTGTCTCGAAGTGATTGACGTACAGCGAGAGCTGAACGAGAAGGCGACCGACGTGTCCGACGTTGTGAACTACAACGCGGCTCCCATCACCGTCATCACAGGTGCCAAGGCCAAACAGCTCGAACGTGGTCCTCGACAGATTTGGTCGGGCCTTCCCGAGCGTGCGAGCGTGTTCAACCTCAAGCTGGAGGGAGACCTCGGAGCGGCCAAAGAGTACATCGACATGGTGAAGGAAGTGATGCTGGAGTTGTCGGACACTCCCGAGGGTTCGCTTGGGAAGATGATGCCGATCTCCAACACAGCCGGTGTAGCCCTTCACATGCAGTTCGGTCCTCTCATGGAGAAGACCATCAAGAAGCGGGCACAGTACCAGCCCGGTCTTGAGAGGGTGAACTACTTCATCCTTCGCATCGGCCACGTACTCGGTATGATCGATCTCCCGTTCGACATCGACAAGCTGACAGGCGGGAAGATCGCCTTGGTGAAGACCAAGGATGGGGAAGCGTCATTGCCTCGTGCATACCAGATGAACCCAGCCAACTTCGACTTCCTGGCCCCGATGGACATGCGGCTCAAGTTCCTTCGCGAGTACAGCTTCGGGAAGGAGATTCGAGAGGAGCCGTATTGGAAGATCGTGGCCGAGCATCGCGGCGTGTCCAGGTCGTTCTGGGATGTCGAGCCCGAGTCCACGATTGAGAAGAAGGCAGAGAAGAAGCGGTCGGAAGAGAACGCCCAGGCAGCCGAGAACAACAAGGCCGTCGCCCCATCCAAGGAGGGGGTCAAGCCCGGAGTCGCCAAGCAGCTCCCCAAAGAGGTGGAGCCTGGAAAGATTCCGACCTCTCAGATCGACATTCCGCCCGAGCCAGAACGTGCTACCATTGTAGTGCGGAAGTACGATTCCAAGACAGGGCACCTTGTTGACGAGGAGGAAGTGACGAGAGACCTGGTTCCATGCAGTACGTCACTCGAACGAGTGGAGTACCTGAATCCATACGACAGCGAGATCGCCTTCAATGATCCGCTGCCGAAGGATGTCCACCTCCAAGCCCAACTCTACAAGCAGTACAAAGAGATGGGGATCGTATCGAAGCAGTGGATTCAAGAACACATCCCAGAGATTGCCCCCTACATTGCCGAGATCGAGAAGCAACTCGAACGGGAAGCCTCGATCAGTCCTGCCCCAGACATCGCCAGCCCTGCGGAGACCGAGTTGCAGGGTGACGAGGACGCCCGTGGTGCGAAGGCAGCAAGCCACCCGCCCTCTGGGAAAGAGACCCAAGGGGACATGGGCATGAAAGAGCGCGGGTTGAACACCGGGCGTTCATAGGAGTAGGCAATGAAGAAGACAAAGAACACGGAGTCAGTCGGAAAGAAGGGTATGGCAATGGGCCATGCCTGTGGGATGACCCACGGGTCGTGCGGTACAACTCCGCACGGATGCGGTCTGACCAAGCCCATGTCTCATGGATGTTCTGGCGGTAAGAAGAAGCCCAAGAAGTGAAGCATGGCCACGAAGCGCGAGTCTACTCTTAGCCCCTGGATTACTGGCACACGAGTTCACCATAAACAGGTGGACGGGATCGCCGGTAGGGGAGAGCGACGACGCAACCGTGACGTGATCTATCGGGGTGGTACCGCCGAGCGTGTGGACATTCCTGAACTGCAAGATCATCTTCTACTCAACAAGGGGTACCTGCCGAAGTACAGCGGGATACCTCTTGCGGAGTTGCTTCGATCCCAGATGAAGGCGAAAGGTGTTCCGAAGAAGGAGCAACAACGGATCATCAAGAACGCCAAAGCCCGTCAGAGGTATTGGGACAAGAAGCGGGAGGGCAACGAATGAGGGGACTCACTCACGAGATGCTGTCCGTCTTCGGTTCCGGTCGAGGTCACGCAACACCTCAACCGTCTCAGCCGAAAACAAACAACGGACCACCATCTCCTGTTCATGGCCGTGCAGCTCCAACGCCTGCGAAGAAGAAGCCCCGATCATCTTGGTACGTCACCAAGGGTGGCAGACGGAAGTTTGGGAATCCAGGTCGTGGGAGCAAGAAGTTGAAGATTCAATCCGAGGCCCAACACAGGTTCTTCGCAGTCGCCCGACAGGGTGGTGTTCCGGGGTTCGACCCGGAGAAGGCCAAGGCCGCGATGCGACAGCGGAAGGGTCTCAAGCTACCTCAGTATGTGAAGTTGGGGTACAAGGCGTCAAAGAAGAGAGTCGCTGCCCACAAAGCGAAGCAGCGAAAAAAGTACCCCCACCTGTCGTAGGGAGGGGGTTGAGGAGTATAATGTAGGTTGTCCTACCTGATGGTCAGGTGGTACAACCTTCTTGCTTACCGGGCGATTGTCGCTCAAAGGAGAAAACCATGAAGGACACAACGAAGTTTGCCGGTTCGGCAGGCGGCGGTCGCTATCAGGATGCCGGGGTCGGTAATTCTGAGAGCACCAACGTCGATGCCACCATTCCGGGGAAGTTCCCGAGTGGCAACACTGGGGAAGGCCGAAGCCAGGGTGAGACCTCTGGTGCCGGTTCGATCTACGCAGCGGGACTCACCGAGCGCCCGAACGTGTCGAACACCCGCAACCTCGGACCTGACAGAGCCCCAAGTCGTTCGGGCTCGACGGCCATTCCGGTCGCCAATGTCGGTTCTCGAAAGACAGGAAAGTTGGGCTAACACCCAACCCTGAAAGGAGAGACCGACATGCCAGCGACCGCAAACCCAAATAATGCCCAAGCCACAGTTACGCCGGTAGTGACCCCTCAACCAGGTCAACCAACAACCCCGGCACCAGCACAGACCCAAACACCTGCCCAAGATCCGGCCCAAGCCCCCTCGAACAATCCCCCACAGGATGCGGCGTTGACCGCGCCTGACAACGTGGTGGCGATGATCGAGAAGGCACGTCAGGACGAAAAGGCGAAGCTCTATGGTACCCTCGAAAAGGTGAAGGCCGACGCGAAAGCGAACGCCGAAGCCCTCGAAGCGGCCAACACGAAGCTGAAGGAGATGGAGGTCATTGCGAACAAAGACCTCACAGCCGATCAGCGAGTTGAGGCAAGGATAACTGCCCTACAGGAGCAAATCGCCTCAGAGAAGAAGGCACGAGAGGAAGACGCGAAGAGACACACGGAGGAGAACCGTCGTATCGAACTGGACTCGTACAAGCATCGCCGCCTCGCAGAGGTTGGTGTTGCCAATCTGATTCCAGAGTTCGTTGGCGGGGATTCGCCAGAGGCCATCGACGCATCCATTCTCGTGGCGCAAGCGGAGTACCAACGTTTGCGACAGAAGATGTTCCAAGAGTTCGCGGCTGAACACGGGACACAAGGTACTGGCGATGTACCCTCTTCGGTGGGTGGATCTCCTGTTACTCCAAGCCCGCATTTCACCCCGAATGAGGCGGTAGGATTTCCATCGCAGGTTAATCCGATGCCTGTCGCGGAACAGTCGATTGACATGAACACGCTCGCCAACATGACCAGTGAAGAGGCAGTAAGGTCTGGGGCCTATGAGCAGGTTCGAGGACAACTTCTCAGCAATCTCAAACAAGCCGCTGGTTCAATGGGTGGTACACCTCTTGGCTCTGCCCCGAGACACATGGCGGTTCCCTCAAACGTTCCTCACGTCGAAGGTCCGAATGGCGTCATGCAGCCTACCGGTTACCCAACGGGTCCGGTACACCCTGCTTCCGTCCAACCTGGCCGAGCCGCGCCGAACGTTGGAGGACAACCGACAGACCCTCGGGCGGCTGCTATTGAGGCGGTCAACCGAACCAATGCGGGACAGAATCCGCTGATGAACCAACAACCAGGTGGTGCCCCAACGGGACCAACACCACAGGGCGATGCGGGTGCAGCAGCGGCGGCGTTCCAGCAGAGGTTCACCCCGACACCACCGCTTCGGTAGATAGGGAGAGCTGGGAAACACAACCTGCGTTTTGGAAAGAGAAACCTTTTGCAACTCATCTAGGAGGAATTTGAAATGCCATCAGTTCTCAACACAGCCGTACAGTCGGGTGCGGGCTTCAATCAGATCGTCCAAGCGACGCGGGACGTGTTCTCAGCGGAAATCTGGTTCGCAGCTCTCCCCATCCTGAAGTTCGACCAATTCTCCACCAAGAAGACCGAGCTGGGTGTCCAACCTGGTCGAGTCATCCAACTGCCCCGCTATGGAAACATCAAGCGTGGTGGTCGGTTGACCGAAGGAAAGCGCCTGGAGACTCGCGGCATGTCCATGAGCCTTCAGTCGATCTCCGTGGCCGAGGAAGGCAACGCCATCGGTTTCTCGGAGTTCTTGCTCCAGACCTCGTTCTACGATCAGATGAGCGCCGCGTCGCTCCTCCTAGGTCGTGACATGGCCCTGGTTCTGGACTCCGAGCTTCGTGACACGGTGAAACTCGGTACCAACGTGGTGTACGGTGGTGGGCAGACCGCCCGTGCCAACGTCACCTCTGCGGACGTGTTTGACACCCGCGCCATCAAGGATGCAGTCGAGGTACTGGAAACCAACAACGCTCCCAAGTGGGCGGGCGACCACTACATCTGCTTCATCCACCCCCATCAGGCCCGTGGTCTGCGTGACGACAATGACTGGATCAACGCCAGTCTGTATGCCGGTGCCACGCAAATCTACACTGGTGAGATCGGGCGGTACGAGGACGTTCGTTTCGTCAGCACCACCGTCATGCCGAATGGTGCGAACAGCGCCATCGACCCCGAGACCGGGGACTACGTGGACGTTGGCTATGACGCCAACCTCGACGGAGCCGGTTCGGGCGGCATCGACATCTACCAAGCCGTGTTCTTCGGTGAGTATGCGTTCGGTCATGCGACCGCGCTGCCCGTCGAGTTGCGCGACAATGGCGTCGAGGACTACGGACGTGAGCACGGTCTCGCGTGGTACTCCATCTGGGGCCAGTCGGTGCTGGAGAACTCGAACATCGTGGTGGCCGAGACTGCGTAAGCAGTACGCGGAGACCGAGAAACGTAACCGTTCATTGAGGGCCTAGAGCCCTCGGAGGATTTGAACCATGACAGCAAGTTTCGTACCCCACGGCTTGAACGAGGAAAACCTCGTTGTCGTCGAGGAAACCATCGCAGGACCGATTGCCGATGCGGCCAACGCGGTCCTCACTCTCCCAGAAGATCAACTCGGCAAGGGTCTCATCCCTGTCGGTTGGAACGCCGCCGTCGAGAGCGGTGGACCGGCTGCGGTCGGTGCCCGTACCTGGACGTTGTACCCCAGCGAAGCCGCTGCCGGTACCGGGTTCCAACCGGTGTCGTACAACGAGGCCACTGGTGAGCTGACCCTCGCCAACCAGACAGGCGGCCCGTTGTCCAACATCAAGATCACCGCTTTGTTCGTGCCTGCGGGCGCGATCTAAGCCTCAACCCGAGTCTTTGACAGACCCGATGAAAGGAGGCATTGATGCCATCCAACGCGGATAAGAAGAAGGCAGAGGAAGAGGCCAAGGCCAAAGCGGAGGCAGAAGCGAAGGCCAAGGCAGAAGCGGAGGCGAAAGCCAAAGCGGAAGCCGAAGCGAAAGCTGCCGAGGAAGCGAAGGCCAAGGCCGATGCCGAAGCCAAGGAGAAGGCCGACGCAGCCAGCGTGGCCGCCGTCAGTGAGGCCCCTGCGGTTCCCACGGGCGGCATGGCCAAGATGGTCAAGGTCAGGCCGAACAAAACCATGATGAGCTGTTCCATCGGCGGGAAACGGTACTCGTTCACAGCAGGAAAAGAGGACAAGGTACCGGAGAACGTCGCCCAGTTCTTGAAAGAACGGGGCATGTTGGACTAGCCCTTTGCTTGTGAGGTCGATGAGAGATGAGCCGAACACTTGTTAGCAAACTGCGAAACCGTATCAAGGATGAGCGGTACAAGATTTCGGCCTTCTCCATCGGCATCACGGACACGGGTGTCTCCAGTGCCATCATCGAGGTCAACCGATCTCGCTTCATTCTAACCATCACTGGAGGTACCGCACCGAGTATCGACTTCGATCTCTCGGATGACCGGTACGAAACTGTAGGGCAACTGATCGCGGCCCTTCAGGCCATCGACGGGTACAACGTCGAGCCCAATGAGGACGCAGAGAACGATCACCTCAGTAGCGACCTCATGCCCATCCCCGCCTACGAGCTTGTGAACAAAGTGGCGGCGATGTTTCACCGCCTGTTCTCGGACGAGGAGTTGACCTCATTTCTGGCAGAGGCGGCGAAACGTCACAACCCAAACTACGATGTGCTGAGTGTCCCTCCTGAAGAGGAGATGTTGGTACTCACACTCGCCCAGGCAGCGGTACTTCGCCATCAGGCCATTGACGCTGCCAAAAGGCGTGGACTCAGTGAGGACGTAGCGACGCTACTCAGTGTTGCCGACTCACTGGAGACTGTCTACGAGAAGGACAGCGCACGCCTCCAACGTGTCATCCCTTCCCCCGTACTCTCTGCCGCCCAGCAGAACGTCATTCGGGAAGGTGATCTCGTCATGGGAACGCTGGTCAGGAAGAGCCCGAGGAACGGGTACATGACTCCTATGGCCGCTTCCCTCCCGCCCGATGCGGCGGTACTTCTCGACCCCGCCCCCGGAGACATCGAGGACATCAATGCTCGAATCCGGTGGATGCGGAATACCGAACACGACTTCTACTCGTATGAGCTTTGGAGAGACACTAAGCCCAACGTCGAGCGGTCCCGGCAGTCGGTACTGTTCAATGATAGGAACATCGATCCCTCGGACCTCAGTACCAGCAAGTACGACAGGCCCACTACCTCCAAGCTCGTCTTTCGATCATTCGGCCCCAACTCCACTCGTGAGAATCGGGCCTTCTCTGCGTTCATCGAGTCCTTTGGACAGCTCGTCAATGCCGTCATTGACCGAGACTACAAAGACGATTCGGAGAACGTAGGGCTAGAACCTGAGACGGAGTATTTCTACCGTCTCTATGTCGTCAACGTGAATGGTGATGCTGTTGCCTCCAATGTTCTGAGAATCAAAACCCTGCCCCTACGAGCCCGCTTTGCGGACACCGATCCGATCACTCCGGTCACTGGACCGGCAGGTACCTCGATCACCATCAATGCAACGAACGTCGTAGCGAACTGCCGCGTCACCATTGGTGGGAAAGCTCTCTTGAACCCAGTAGTGACTCCTGGCGCTGTCGGTACCATCGTTGGCGACGTTCCCTCGTTCAACACCGTAGGCGCAAAGGATGTGGTCCTTGAATCGCCTACGGGATTATTCGATCTCAAGATTCAAGGGTTCACGGTCACTTAATGGGAAGAACACAGCTCAAGAAGAAGGATTGGGACGCGACCGCCCGCAGACTGACTGCGGCGTGTAACCGCGCCAAGTCCGTTCCCAAGAAAGTGGTTGTGGAGTTCGCAGAAGAGGTTGCGAAGGAGTGGCAGAAGCGTATCTACGGTCAACAGTTCAGACTGAAGAAGCTCACACGCGAGTACATGGACTGGAAGATCGCCTTTGGATATGACCGCCGCATCCTCATTCGTACTGGGAAGTATGTCGAGTCAGTCATAGTAAGGAGGACCAAGACCGGAGCGATGGTGGACCTGGACGCTCGCAAGAGAACGTTCAGTGGCGAGCCCTTGTGGAAACTGGCGCATTGGTTGGAGTACGGTACCAGTAAGATGGACCCAAGGCCCCACTGGCGGCCCTTGATTCCCTGGGTACGTGTCGAGTGGCCAAGGCACTTCAAGAAAGAGGTGGACAGTCGTGTACGTGGCACTTGATAAAGCGATTCGAGATCGTCTCGAAGGGAACCCCCGCGACCGCATGGATAACCCTGTGGACCCGGTTGGCAACCCTGGCCTGCGGTACCCCATCTACAATCGCCAACAGTCGATCAAGGACAAGCAGTTCAACCCGTTCGGTGTGGTCCCCAACCAGTGGCGGCAGGTTCCCATCTTCAAGCGGTCCTCTTCTGGCGAAGATTGGGACGGCGTGTTCCCGTGCTGCACGTACAAGATCATCGCGTTCAATCAGAACTCGGAAGTCTGGTTGCCTCCGGTCAGCAAGAACAAGATCAAGTGGAACGAGGGTACCCCCATTGAGATCAGAAACGCCCAGGGTGAGGTCATCAAGGTTGGCTATCCGACCAACGTGACACGACCACTGCCCGAGGGCTTCAATATCTTGGTCCAGATTGAGCTGCGGTCGAAGATCGAGTACGAGGCGATGTCGATGTTGCACAGCCTCTACAATGTCTTCCCGCAACGAGGATATTTGAAAGTGGCCCAAGCGGACGGCTCCCTCTACACCTGTGACATGGAGATGATGGGAGACACCGAGGCCGCCGTGCCAGAAGTACCCGCTGTGGAAGGTGTGGCGTCACAGCAAGGAGACTTCCGAGAGCACGTCTACATCACAACGTACTTGGTGGAAGGATACCAGGACACGACATGGGCGTACTTGCAGGACCGGAGCGGTGTTCCGATCCAACAGGTTGACCTTGAAATGACCTTTCCTGATATGCCTGAAGCTGATAATCTGACCACACTTGAAGGAGTGCTTGAGGTGATCGATCTCAAGAAACTCATGTAGAGAGGTGAGCAATGACCACTGGAACCATCGTAACAATCGTGAACCAGACCGGACGACCAGCGACCTTCAACCTGGCTCCAGTGTCAGATCAGTCTGTATCACTTCCGCCTCATGGGCGGATTGGTATTTTAGAAGAAGAGCTGGCGGCCTACGAGGTAGATGGGGCGATCAATTCGACCCCTCCTCGGCTGGCGGTAATCCGCCCGAAGCCGGTAGCTCAAGAGAGTGTAACCCCTGCCAAGACCATTCCGAAACAAGAGCCCGCATCAGAGACCCAACCAGAGGAACCAGCTCCCGTCGAGGAGCCTGCGACTGACGAGCCGCAGGAGGATGCCCCTGAGAAGAAGCCGAAGTCGAGATTCAGTCGGAAATCGAAGCGGGCAAAACGGTAAACCTAGGTTTCTTTAAGGAGGATTCTCATGCCAGAGTTCCTAAGCCCATCCATTCAGGTCGTCGAAGTACGGCAAGGGGTAACGGACGTTCAAGGTGTCTCTACGAGCACTGGCGGGTTTGAGGGGAAAGCCGAGAAAGGCCCCATCAACACCGCAACCCTTGTCACTTCAATCACTCAATTCCAAGAGGTGTTCGGTGGACCCCTCGCGGACTCGTACCTGTTCGAGCAGGTCGATGCGTTCTTCAAGAACGGTGGTTCACGTTGCTGGATCACTCGCGTTGCCCACTACACGGACATCACCAACGTCAGTACCCTCACGGCGGTCGCAGCGTCCAAGACCATCCAGAGTGCTGCCGGTGGAGCCACTGCGGGTGCCCACACGGGTACCGTCATGGCACCGTTCAACCTGGAACCAGGGGACACCCTGACGGTTGACGTTGACGGAGGTGGGGCGGCGGCTGCCACTTTCGATGCGACTGCGGCTACCAAGGCCGGTTCGGGCGCGACCTATGCGGCCCTGACTGGCAAGACCCTCGTTGTTCAGATCGATGATGACGGTGACGACCAGACCATCACGTTCACTGGATCAGCGACCGATGCTGCTACCACTGCCGCCGAGATCAATGACCAACTGCGAAAAGGCAAGGCCGAGGTCAACGGAGGTGAGATCGATCTCGTCTCCGACAAACGAGGTACTGGCTCGAAGGTGGACATCAAGAGCGGTACCGGTCTCGTGGAGATCGGACATACCGTGGGTGCCGCTGCTGGTACCGGCGACGTTGCCGACATCGACGCAGTGACCCACGCCGAGGCGAAGGCGGTCATCGAGGGAGACATCCCTGGCTTGACCTATACTCCCGCCTCTGGTGCCGGGTACGCTACTCTCACCTCGGACACCACGGGGGCCAGTTCGTCCATCCAAGTATCTGCCGGGGCAGGACAGACCGCGTTCGGGTTCGATACCAGTCTTCACTCTGGTAGTGATACTGCATCACCAACGGACACGATCACTGTCACAGCGTCGAGCGAAGGGGCTTGGGGTAACAACGTCAAGTTCACCATCGTTCGAGACGATACCACGGTGACTTCATTGGCGACCTCGTTGGCTGCCGGGGCGGCCACGTCATGCCAGGTCAAGTCTGCCAACCAGTTCCGAGTGGGTGACTGGCTACAGATTGCCGATGGTACCAATGAGATCCGGGTGAAGGTCACGAACATCAATGGCAGTGAAGTTCAGTTCGCGTCCACTACGGTACCTGCGGGAGGTATCTCGGCAGGTACTTCGTATGTGATCCGTGAGCGGTTCTCGATTGCCGTCATTGAGAATGGCACCATCACCGCCTCGTTCTCGTACTTGGCGATCAGTTCGGATCAGAAGCGGGACTACTTCGTGTCTCGCATCAACAACACCGAGAACACCCCCATCTTCGTGACGGACCTCGCGGCGGTAGTCCCCGATCCAAGACCGGCAGCCCAGGAGAACACACTGTTGTCTGGTGGTTCTGAGGGCGATGCCATCGCGGACACCGACTATGTTGGTAGTGGGGCTTCCAAGACGGGCCTCTATGCGTTCGATCCCATCGACGCAGTGAACCTGGTCTCGATTCCGGGCGTCACCTCGGTCGCAGTTCAGAAGGCGATTCTGGACTACACGACCAACAGGATGGACTGCTTCGGTATCCTCACCCTGCCAGCCGGTCTGTCTCCCTCTCAGGCCCACACCTACGTCACCTCGACGGCGAACCTTGCTTCGTCGTATGCGGCGGCGTACTACCCGTGGGTCAAGCTGCTCAGTACCATCACTGGTACCGATGAGCTGACGCCTGTGGACGGGTTCGCCCAAGGTGCCTACGCTCGTACCGACCGAGTTCGGAACGTGGCCAAGGCCCCTGCGGGTATCGTCGATGGTCGGCTCAACGGTGTCACGGGTGTCGAGCGAGAGGTCGCAGAGGGCGAGTACGACATCCTGTACCCGGCCAACATCAACTGCGTCCTCAACATCCCTGGCAGTGGTATCTGCCTCTTCGGGTCGCGTACCTTGGAGACGGGCGAGTTCCGTCAAATCCCAGTACGTCGCTTGTTCATGTTCATCGAAGAGAGTTTGGCCGAGGCCAGCCGCTTCGTGTTGTTCGAGAACAACGACCCCGAGACTCGCGCAGCGGTTACCCGACTCTACAAAGGGTTCCTTCGTAACCTCCGGTTGTCGAAGATGCTCTACGGGAAGTCGGATGCCGAGGCGTTCTTTGTCATCTGCGACGAGCGCAACAACACCCAGACCGTCATCAACTCCGGGTTGATGAAGGCCCGCGTTGGTGTAGCCGTCAAGAAACCGACCGAGTTCTTGCTCATCGAGGTGATGCAGGATACCCGTGCCCTAGACGCTGAGTTGTCGGCCTAAAGGAGGAACCCAATGGCAAGAGCGGTAAATGAAGATCCCTTGAAGGTGTACCGATTCGCAGTTGAAGAGTCGGGATTCAAACGCGCCGGGTTCCAGAAGGTTGCGGGACTCGAAGCTACCACCGAGGTCGCGGAGTACCGCGAAGGCGGTGACAACGAGACGGTGAAGAAGTCGGGAGGTCTCACCTCCTATGGCAACATCACCCTGTCCCGTGGTCAGATCATCGGAGGCAGCGAGGGTGGCGATGACGACCTGTACGACTGGATGAAGGACGTGCGGGACGTGACCACCCGAGGTCAGGCAGCCAACTACCGGCGAGACTTGGACATCGTGCAGTACGACGCCACCTACGAAGAAGTTCGTCGGTGGTCGGTGTACGAGTGCTGGCCTGTCCGATTCAAGCCGTTCTCAGACCTGGATGCGCAGGCGAATGACAACTCCATCGAGGAGTTGGAACTTGCGCATGAGGGATTTGAGAAGGCATAGTGAACCCCCTCTATCGTTTCGACGGTAGAGTAACCCCCTGGCACTTTCCTTCGTGGTCAGTGCCAGGGGTATTGCCCTAATGGAGACCCAGTTATGCAAGAGACCCTTCCGTGTGGCTACTTCGATCCCGATGATGGCGTAACCGATGTGATCAAGACCGTTGAGATGGTCGAGATGACAGGGTACGAGGAAGACCTTCTCGGGAACAAAAGCAAACAGGCGAGCGGTATGGCTATCAACGAGGTGCTGTCGAGGTGCCTCGTCTCGATTGGTGACATCGCCCCGCCCAAGGCCGGTCGTGGCAAGTTCTTCATGCCCCACCTGGACAAGATGTTGGTGGCAGACCGTACCTTCCTGATGATTCGTCTTCGCCAGTTGTCTCTTGGCGATATGTTCCACTTCGAGGCGGTGTGCCCAAACTGCAAGTACCGCCATCGTCGGGCCGGTATCGACCTGTCGGAGCTGGAACGAAAAGAGATGGAGGAGCCTACCAAGAGGGAATGGGATGTCGAGCTTCCGTCCAAGAAGATGGCGACGTTCCGAGCCCTCATTGGAAAGGATGAGCGCAAACTCTTGACGATCAAGAAGCAACGTAAGGAGGATCTGTTCTCCAGTCTTCTCATGCTCCGGTTGACGGAGTTGGACGGTGAGAAAGTAACGAGTATCGCGCAGATCAAAGGTCTGACTACCAAGGATCGGGACTTCCTGCGGGGGAGGTTCGACGATTCCGAAGGTGGGCTCGACACTCAGATCGAGATGACCTGTGAGGACTGCGGGTACGAGTGGCAGATGGCCCTGCCGATTGGAGAGTCGTCTTTTTTCTTCCCCTCGGGGATCAACGCCTAGTCGAGAATCACCTGGCCTTCTTTGCGGAGCATTGGGGGTGGACGGTGGACTCGATATTGGCGTTGCCCGTATCCCGAAGGCAACGTCTCATTGAGGTCAAACAGGAGGCATTGCAGAACGAGAGGGCGGAACTTGAAAGAGCGAAACGTCGCTCTGGGAGGTAGTAAATGGCCACTGGTCAAGTCAGCAGATTCGCCCTCGTGTTCGATGTGGATGGGAATTGGGAGACTGCGCTCGAACAACTCCCCAACCTGTTCAACAACGCCTCCAACGCCTCTGACCAGTTCGCTACACGAGTAACTGACGCCTCCCAGCGGGCCTCTACCGCGATGGAGGCGTTCGGTCGTATGCAAGAGATAGGTACCGGGATGATGCGGGCCGGTGCCAGCTACTTCGGAGCCATGAAGAGTACCATGCTCGATGCGATGGGTACTCTCATGCCGATGGAAGCGACGATGACTCGCATCAAGAGTCTGACCAAGGCCAGTAAGGACGCCACCCTAGACATCATCGAGAACGCACTGGTCCTTTCTGAGCGTACTCCGTTCGAGTCGCAGAGCGTTGTGGACCTCACCGCCGCCCTGGCCGTAGCCAAGGTAGAGCTGGGAGCCGTGAAGGACGCCGCCACAGGAATGGATGCGACCATTGCCTCCATGCAGAAGGCTGGATTCGCGAATGTCGGACAGGAGGCCCTGAACTTTGCGGGGGATATGAAGGTGACACGGGCATCTCTCTTGGCCGACTTGGCCACGATGTCAGGTGTTGCCCCCGACCGGATGCAGTTCTTCGTTCGGGGTATGCAGCGAGCCCTGATGACAGGAAACCTGCGTATGCTCGATGAAATCCCTCGCCCGTTCAGGAAGGAGATTTGGGAGACCCTAGGCAACACGGCGAAGGTACCTGCCCAAAAGGCGATGGATAACCTCTACAAGTTCCTCGCCAAGAAGGGGCAGATTGGTGCCGCACTCGCCGCGTCAACGTCGATGGGGGCCATGCTCCAGACGTTCGGTGAGTCGAAGGGACTCCTGTACCGCAAGATATTCGGGAAGCCAGACGAGGGAGGGTACTACGACAAGTTCAAGGGTATTTTGGCAGACTTCATCACGACTGTCATGGGTACCTTCAACGATCCCAAGTTCCTCAACTCCGTGAAGGGAGCTGTCGAGCCGATTGTCTCCTTCTTGGAGAAGCTGGCGAAGGTACTGTCGAGGGTGGTCAAAGGGGCTTTGGAGTTCATCAAGAACCACCCGAAACTTGTGAAGTTCCTCACCCTCTTTGTCACCTTTGCCGCCGCTGCCCTCACGGTAGCCGGTGCCATACTCGCGGCCATAGGTGCGCTTGGCCTCCTGGTGATCACTGCCAAGGTGGCCATTGTCGGTTTGGTGATGATCAAAGGAGCCCTCATTGGCATAGCGATTGTTGGGGCAAAGGTGATCGCCGTCATGGCCGCCCTCGCCGCCATTGGGTACGCGGTATCCAAGGCATACGAGTCGAATTGGGGAGGTGTTCGAGACATCATCGACGGCGTAGCTCTGGTATTCCAGGGGTTGTACGAGGGTATCGCCAACATGACCACTCGCACTACTACCCTTTCGGATGAGACGGCCAAGGGCCTTGCGAAGCTGGGTCTGTTGGAGTTCGTCATGGATCTACTGTCTGTGGCGAACAGCATCTACGTCTTCTTCAAGTCTATCAAGGACGGGTTCATGTCAGCTTTCGGTGACACGTCCCCGACCATCAACGAGTTGAACGAAGCTCTCCTATTCCTGTGGGATGAGATCAAACTCCTCTTCACTGAGATTGGGAAGCTGGTGGGAGCCAACGTCAACCTCAACTCGGAGTGGTCCGAGACGAGTAACATCGGAGGCATGATTGGCGTCGTGTTCGGTACCATAGTGGGTGTGACCATTAGACTCGTCGAGTGGCTAGTCATCTTGGTTGGTGGGGTAGTTCGTGTGGCGACGTGGTTCGTGAAGACCATGCAGATTGCCAACGCCTTCCTCAACCCACTGTCGATGATGGTGGACTACGTGAAGTCTCTGTGGAAGGGCTTCAACCTACTCCTCGAAGGCGACATCTCCGGGGCCTTCAAGGAATGGGGTCTAGGCATTCTCAACTTCGTTCTGACCCCTGTGCAACTCCTCATCCGAGGAATCGTCGCCCTACTCGATTTGGTAGGGAAGGAAGCCCCCAAGGTGATGCAGGACATCGGGAAGTACGGTGTCCGTTCGCTCATCGAGACCCCCGAGGAGGCCGGAAGACAGGCGTGGAAGGTGCCTGAAGCGTTGAAGGGCAGGAAGGAGTACGAAGGTCTGACGCCTGAGACAGTCATGCTCTTGGAGGAGCAGAAGAAGCGCCAAGCGTACTTCGCACAACAGGATGCGATGGCTACCCCGACTGCGGCGGCGGAAGCCCCTTTGGCGAGTATGCCTGACAACGTACTCATGTTCCCGCAACAGGCGGCGGTACCCCAGGGAGAGGTCGTTGGTATCAACTGGGCTCCACAAGTACCTGAGTCGGTGAACCCGATTCAGAACAACGTGATCCCGATGGTGCCCCAGGCCGATCTCCAGAAGAGGGGTATGGCACACGATCAGGTCTCGGCCATTCAAGGTTCTGGGTGGGATCAACGACAACCACAGCAACCGATCAACGTATCAATGCCTCCCGCAGAGAACCACATCCATCTCTCCATTGATGGCGACGAACTCGCCAGCCACATGGAGTCGCGTGGCGGCATACAGTCACAGAGGGTGGTAGGAGGATGAGTAGAGCAACAATCACCAAGGGGTCTCTTGCCTTCCTCGACTCTCCGTCGTTGAGGCAGGACTTCATGTATAACCCTGGCGAGATCACCGACAGCAAGAAGGCGAATTGGGGGAAGACCCAAGTACCCGGCCTGTCGCATCCCGTCTATATGTTCGGGAACGGTGGGGAGCGTCAGATCAAGTTCACGCTTCACCATGACGGGGACCGAGCCCGTCTATTGTTGAGAACGTCTCAGCACCAGGCCGGTGTGGAGATCGAGAACTACCTTGACGACACGGACAGGCAGTGGACGGATGACCCAGGACTGGACGTTACCAACTGGCTGCTGTTCTACCGGTCTCTCCTGTTCCCTGAATCACCGTGGCCTCTCACAACCCGTGTGGCCGGTACCGACCGAACGTTCTGGGCATCGAAGTCCCCCAAGAAGGTGATCTTCAACTTCGGTACCTTTTGGCAGGATGTGGTCTGCGTGGTTATCCAGGCCGACATCAAGGCAAACTTCTTCACGCCTAATCTCGAAGTAGTGAGAGCCGACGTGGACATAGTTCTGGAAGAAGCGCCGGATGCTCCTCAGTTTGGGAATGACATCCGACTGCTCTCCGGGTCAGCGGGGATCATCTGATGGCCAAGATATACTCAAACAGCATGGCCGAGAAGGCCGGTTTGGTCGAGGTGTACGACGAGAACGAAGTGCTCCTCACGAAGTTTCAGGCGGTACTCGATGCCCTCTCCCGCACGGACTACGGGGACAACAGTGAGTACATCGTCGAGGTGGGAGACACTTGGCAGAATATCGCCCTGCGACACCTTGGTACCGCCGAGTTGTGGTGGGTCATCGCAGAGTTCAATCGGTCTCACGATGCCTTCGACGATTTGGTCCCTGGGAAGCGAATCATCATTCCCGCAGCCACGCGAGTACGTCTCGCGTTTGACCAGTTGAGGTAGTGTGAATGTTCGATGAGATGGGCAACCCTGTTGTGATGTTCGACATCTTGGACCTTGAGACCAAGAGGCCCATTGATGCGGACACTTCTGACCTTCGCATGGCGATGGAGTCGTTCGAGTACGACGAAAGCCTCGACAAGGTTGGCCAGCTCGTCCTCACTTTCAACAACGAGAATGGTTGGCTGGATGATGATGACCGCCTGCGCGGCCAGGACAAGATGATCCTGTTTCGCTGGGGGTACCTCACTCACCTGTCACCTGAGAAAACGGCAGTCATTCGGTACTCGGTACCGGACTACCCAGCGAACGGCAAGATCAAGCTCAAGGTCTATGCGTGGGATGCGGTGTCTCGGGCCTTCCGCCGTTCACATCCCCGCAACTGGGGGCGTGTCCCGACAACCCAAATCGCACAGGAGGTTGCCTACCGATGGGACTTGATACCGATCATCCCCGTGGAAGACGACGACCGCCGAGAAAAGGCGTACATCCAACCTGGCAAGATGTCCGATCTGCGGTATCTCAAGCGACTCGCCAAACAGAAAGGATGGGAGTGCTGGTCGGATGGCGTCAACCTTTTCTACGGCCCAGATAGCTACGATGAGAAGCCCGTCCTGGCCGCCACCTACCGAAGTGGGCTGTACTCGAATGAGGCCAATGTCGCCCCCATCGTGTTGTTGAGCTTCAAACCGGAGATCAACCAGGGGAAGACACCAAGTACCCGCCGAATCTCTGTAGACCCCAAGCAGAAGAAAGTGGCCACTCACAAAAGCGATGACGTGGACGCTACCAAAGACAGCCCCATCCGAAAGAACATCTCTCAGTTCGCGCTCTCGTTCGAGAAGAAGGTGGGCGAGTTCAAGAGCATCCCCGATACGGATATGGAGGCCGGGGCCGGGAAGGTGGAACCTACACCAGAGCCCACCCCGGAGCAGGTCAAGAAGGACGCCAAGGCCCGCCATTGGAAGATCACTCGCAAGGGTTCCAAAGCCTCTGCGAAGTTTGTTGGTAATCCAGAGCTTCGTACTCGGAGGATTGTCGAGATCCTTGGTGTGTCGGAGACCCATGCGGGGAAGTGGAAGATCACCGGAGCCAAGCATCGAATCACCGCGAGTGGGAATGTCTACGAGGTGACGTGTCGCCTCAAGAGGCCGGGGAGGAACAAAGGCAAGAAGGACAAGAAGGAAGAGGCCGGGAACGAGAACAAGAAGCAAGCCGATACTCAGACTGCGAAGGCCGAGAAGATCACCGTTACGCAAGTGGACTTCAAGACGAAGGAAGCCACGATTGTTACTAGGACACAGTGATGGACGCAGAGGACAGATTTGAAGGAGCCGAGGAGGAGACCAGGTACTATGGGAAGTACCGGGCTTTCGTGCGCGACTTCAACGACCCCGAGAAGAGGATGCGACTGCGGGCATACTGCCCTGCGGTGATGGGGCCTCTCGACGACTCGAATCACTGGCTCGATTGGGCCGAGGGATGTTTCGCCACGGGCGGCGTAATGGACCAAGGCCACGTCGCGATGCCCGTCTATGGGGCAGGAATTTGGATCGAGTTCGAGATGGGCAACCCAGAGTACCCAATCTGGACGGGTACGTGGTTCGCCGGTAGCGACTCTGGATCATCCGAGGTGCCGCTCACGGCGAAGGGTGACGGAGACGAAAGCGCAGGAGCGCCAAAGGGAACGGACGTTGCCCAAGAGTACGTCATCGACGAGGAGAACGGTGTCGCAGTAGAGGGCGATGAGTACCAAGAGAGCCTGAGTCCCTACGCCACGATCTACCCGCACAACAAAGTCATCAAGACGGCCAGTGGTCATGTCATCGAGCTTGACGATACGGATGGTCAGGAGCGAATCCACGTCTACCACAAGGCCGGTACCTACATAGAGATCAACGCTGACGGCGGTGTGACTGAGAAGTCCATCTCCAACAAGCATGAGATTGTCACCGACAAACACGTCATCCACGATGCGAAGGAACGCATCATGGTTGTGGATGGAGCCCTCGGTGAGACCGTTGCTGGCCTCGTCTCCCAGGTGTACCTCGACGGGGTACGCCAGTTGGTCACGAAGGAGTGCAACAAGTGGTTCAAGTCCATCGTGAACCACGTCTACGACGCGGACCTGAAGCATGAGGTTGGTGGTTCATTCAGTCGCCGTGTGGCCAACAACTTCTCGAACTCCGTCGTGGGTACTGGCAGCGACTTCTTCTATGGGGCCTATGACTTCGTGACCCTGGAGAAGATGTCCTTCCAAGCAGGCAACACCGGCCTCGCCACGAACTCCATCGAGTTCCTTGCACAGACAGGGAACATCCTTCACCAAGCCCTCATTGGAAAGATCCAACTCGATACCCTCGTGGATAGCATCGAACTCCACGCGGCGTTGGGCGACATCCTACTGGCCGCCGACGCAGCCAAGATCAGACTGGAGGCTCTGGTAGACAACATCGAACTGAAGGCATCAGCCGGTGACATCCTCCAACAAGCGGACCTGGGGGACATCAAACTCGACGCACTCGCGGGGAGTATCCTTGCCTCTGCCGTGACCAACATCGAGTTGGCCGCCACGGCAGTAGCGAAGATCAACGGTACTGCGGGGGTCGAGGTTGATGGGGCAGCGGTTGGTGTGAAGATCGGATCTGCGGCGGTCGAGCCGTTGGTACTCGGAACGAAACTACATACAGCAGCCGTGAACCTGGCGACGGCGGTGAGTTCTCAGCAGTTGGTAGGGAACCTCGGGTTGCCAGTACCTACGGCCCCTGCCGCTCCTGGGTACGTGGCGTTTGCGGCGGCGGTCTTGGCTGCCCTTAGCCCCCTCAACAAGGTAGCGTAGTCATGGCCATTACAGCAGACCTCATCAAGACCGCGATTCAGACAGCCATTGATGGCAGTGGTACTCTTCACGCCGACTGTAAGGACAAGCTCGGAACAGGTTCCGATGCGTGGGAAGATTCCACCTATCATGCCCTGTACACCTGGCACGAGGGTCTGGCCACGGTACTGAATGAGAACTTCGTTCCTGGCTCCAGTACGAGTCTGACCTCGGGACGTGTTCCCTATTGGAATGGCTCTGCCTTGGCCGATTCGATTCTTCATGCGAATGCGACCGACCTTGCGCTCAATGATCAGCCTTTCCGTTTGCGGACTCTTACAGACCCAAATCACATTCTTCGTTGGTGCGGTCCGGGGGCTGAGTTCGAGTCATTCAACCCAGACGGCCCCGTGTTACACGGGAACAACGGAGGTATGCTTGGGTCGATGAGCGGCGGTGAGCGGGTCGCACTACGTTGGGATCAGAACCGTGACGTGTACATGTACCGCCACCTGTATCTCAGTAACGTGGGCGATTGTTCGATCACGATCAATGCAGACACGGACAACAGCGGGGAGGACCACAACGCCTGGCTGCGGTTGGTTCAAGACGGAACAGCCGTCTATGGCACACTTGGTCTCGTAGGAAATGCCGGGTACGACCCCGAAGGCAACGTGTTTGCTGGGACAGGTACGAACTATCTGTTCGTCCGAGGGAGTGCCGGTATCACTATTGCAGCGGGGTCCAGCGTCACGACCTATGCAGGGGCCAACTGGACCATGCCGGGGAACCTCGACGTTGCCTCGCAGATTCGCGGCGGGGAGATCATCTCTGATGGTGGTGTAGCCAATACGATGCGCTGCGTTTGGGGGAACTACGGGTACTTCGTTCGGAATGACGGGTCCAACGTCTACTTCATGCTCACCAATAGTGGCGATCAGTATGGCGGCTACAATAGCTACCGCCCATTTCGGATCGCGTGTTCGACTGGCGACACGTTCTTGGGCAACTCGAATGTTGTCGCGTATCACAGCGGTACCTTCTACGCGAACAAGCTGGTGCGACTCAGCGGCGGTGCGGGCGACTCTCGGCAGACATACTTTGGGAGCGGGTGGATGGATGCCAGTTCGGCTGGCGGTGGTGCCGGTATCATCGGTGCCAATATGTACGTCAATCAGACCGCCAACACCATTGCATGGGCGAACACTCACGCGAGCGGTCTTGCCTGTGGCATGATCACCAACTATCCGTCGTGGAACCAGATCACATTCACTATCAATTCACAGGCTGCAACTGCGGGTAGTACCTTCACACCAGATCAGACGCTACTCCTCACGGAGAACAGTCTTGAACTCAAAGGATTCGCAGGTAGTGATCAGATGTGGTTCCGGTTGCGCGAGAGTTCCGACTACGGGGCGTATCTTCGCTACGACGGGTCGGCCAACTACGGATTCATAGGGTTCACCACTACGGCAGATACGGATATTTGGCGATGGTCTACCACTGGCGAAATGGCCTGGGGAGTCAATGGGGCAATCGACAGTGGCGTGACCTACGTGTTCTACGCCAATCAGGCGAACACCTACGCCATGCACCTATGGGCCGATGGGAACAACTCCGCGTATCGTGGGCTGTTGATTCGGTGTGGAAACGACGCGGGGTCTGGTACCAACTACACGCTGATTGCCGCTGATGGCGACGGTACGGGTCATGGTTCTTTGGCCATCGTGAATACAGTCTTTTCGCTGACCAACTGGTCTGATGAACGCCTCAAGAAAGACATCGCACCTACGGAGGTCAACGGTCTTGAGGTCATCAACAACCTGGACCTCATTCAGTATCGCTGGGACACCGAGAAGCGTGGAACGTCCTACGATGGTTTCCAGCGGATTGGGTTCAGAGCCCAGAACGCCGAGCAAGTGTTCCCCGAGATGGTCTCGGAACAACAGATCGATCGCAAGGGAAAACTCAGTAAGACCTTCTACAAGATGACGGCTGGCGAGCCTTTGATCCCTGTGATCGTGAAGTCGATTCAAGAATTGTCAGCCGAGAACGAAGAACTCAAAGCCCGAATCGCGGCCCTTGAGGCAGCATAGGAGAACAGTATGCCAATCGTTTTGAACACATCATGGACCCCAAGTGAGGCACACGACGATGGGCCGTACCTTCGTGCCAAGATCGTTGAGCTTCGTTGGATCGAATCAGACACAGCCGGTGCCCCTCGCATCTCCATTTGGGTAGTCTTTGGGAACGTTGTCGGGGGAGAGTGGGTCACTGGTGGTGGCACTTCCCAGGAGGTTTACACCATCGAGGGGAGCGACTACGACGCCATCGTTGCCGAGCTATCCCAAACGGATGAGCCCGTGTACGCAGGGGTCAAGCGCCTCTCCTATGCGTGGCTGCAAACGAACGTCGCGAGGTTGGCGGGTACCATCGAATGAGCCAGCAGGAGAACAACCAGTGGGTGCCAGTGGAACAGCGGGAGAAGCTGCCCGTTGTTTCGTACCTGCGGTCGGTCAAGAACCGACTCGACTTCTGCATTGACCTAGTGATGCGTCGCGACTTAGAGAAGTTGAAGACGCTTGAGAAGATGATGGAGAGATACCGTGGCAGATGATTGGGAAAACCTGAACGTGTCCACTCTGGTACCTGGGTTTGTCCCGACGTTGGCCAGTAGTGTTGGTGGGGCGATGGGCACCATCAGTACCATCTTGGGAGCGGCTGCTACCTTGATGGGTACCATCAAGACCTTTATGATCGACGTGACCGATCCTATGGCAGCGGTCGTGAACAGCGTCATCTCTGGCATCGAGACGGAGATCAACGACTTCTTCACCACAGGTGCCTACGTCACGCACGTAGTACCCAAGACCCTCAACGACAAGCGAGGTCTTCAGGGTACGTTGCGCATGATCACCAACTCCATGATGGACGAGCGCCAGCCGTTGCGCCCGCAGTTCCTCCCAGGGAACAGTTGTGGTGCCTATGTCCTGGCGTGTGGAGCCCCAGACCTCGTTGGCATGGTCAACGCGGCGAGACTCCTCAAGCTCATCTTGGACATCCGTGAGATCGAGGCGTTCCTTGACCTGGCCAACCCCGCCTACAAGCCAGAGCACGTTCCGTGGCCAAACGGTGCGGGGTCTATCACGTCGTTTCCTGATCGGGCAGATGCCAACCCTCGTACTCACTTCATCGACCTGGCCCGCGTGGAGCAGGTCAACCGATTCACGAACTGGAGAATCCAGTTCCTCTCAGGGCTCAACGAGAACCTGACAACCAACATCGTCGGGTTTGACCCGAGTACCCGCGAGTTCCAAGTAGGGGCGCTACCTCGAAACCTCGAAGTAGGCGATCTCTACACCCTCATTCAACCGCAGAGTAACCGCCCACCGTTCTGGTACTCGAAGCGCGTGGCCGAGGCGTTCCCTCCCTTGGGTGGAATCCTCGCAATCTTCCAGAACCTCACACGACAACTTGCCGCTGGTCTGGGCGTAGTAGGTGCGGCCACAGAGTTCATCGAGACTCTGGAAGCCAAGGCTACTCGTCTTCAGGCGATCAGCGATGACTTGAACACACAAATCAGTGACCTCGCAGCCGCCCTGTCTGGTACCGGTGTTTCGATTCTTCGCCTGCCCCCAGAGACAGGCGGAAACGACCGTCTCATCGAGCGCATCCTCGGAGCGGGGAGCGCCCCTGAGTGGGCAGCAGGAAGTCACTACACCATCGCCGCCATCCTTGTGGCTGACGATGTGTCGTACAGCGTATTGGAGTTGATCTATGGCTGAGACACCTCAACAAGAGGCCGAACGCCGCCTGCTTGGTGTCGGCCTGTCCTTCCCGTTGCGTGAGAGCGCGTCGGGGTTCATCAAAACCACCGCAGGACGCCTTCGTGTGTGGGAGTCCATCGAGCAGGTCGTAATGACCGACCCAATGGAGCGCCCCTACCGAGTGCGAAACGGTATCCCGTTCGGTACCCGTGTTCGTCGGCTCGTGTTCGAGGATATGGAGGCCGCCAAAACCGTGGCTGTCGCGGACATCAAGCGAGCCGTTCGCGTGTGGGAGCCGAGGGCCGAGCTGCTATCAGTCGAGGTCAAAGTGGAAGGGAAGCGAGCCATCGGGGAACTGGATGGCGAGGGAGCTTCCCTGGTCATAACCATCCGTTATAGAATCCGGGCTACTGGGGTCGTTGACTTCGGTGTGATTCGGGTGTCGAAAGAGGGTATCCCATGAGCAGTGCGTCTGAAAGAACATCACCTCTAGTGGACTACACTGCGACAGGCTGGCGAAGCCTGTTGGAGATGATGGAGCGGTACGCCCAGGAGCAGTATGGCGCGGGCGGTGAGGTAGCGTGGACAGACTTCAACCCAGGTAACCCAGGTGCCCTCCTGTTCGACATCATGGCCCAGGTGGGCGAGATGTCGATGTTCAATTTGAACGCTGCCGCCCGCGAACAGGTGGTCTCGACACTGCTCAGAAAGAAGTCCTTCCTCAACCTGGCCAAGACCTATTCCTATGAGATGGGTGTTGCCGATCAGGCATCTGTTGACATCACGATCACCTCAGACCCAGGCAAGATCCCGTACACCCTTCCCTCGACGTTCAAGATTTCAAACGGTGACGCAGAAGACCCTGTGATCTTCCAGCCAGACGGTGACGTGTCGATCACTTCCGCCTCACAGACTGCTCCCTTCATCGAGGGAGAGAGCATCCAGAACGAGGCGTTGGGTACCTCAGATGGTACTCAATTTCAGCGGGTCAAGCTGGCCTCCCGTCCAGTCATCCGGTCTACGCTCGTCATTACTGTCGAAGGTGTGGCGTGGTCTCTGTACGCCAACTACGCCGATATGCAGGAGACGACTCAGGGGTACCTACTGGAGGATGACGAGGACGGCTATACCTACGTGAAGTTCGGAGACGGTGTGAATGGCAAGGTACCGTCCACTGGCCAGTCTCTTGTGGCGAACTACAAGATCGGAGGGGGCTCCCGAGGTAAGGTAGGTGCCAATGCTCTGAAGACCATCGTTACGCCCATTGATGGTGTCCTCTCGGTGGTCAACAACTCGGCTTCCGGTGGTGGGAACAACGCCCAGACCGTGGCCGAGGGACAGAAGCATCTGCCTGCCTCGATTGCCTCCATGGGTAGAGCGGTTGCAGAGGGCGACTATGCGGCCCAGGCCCTCAATGTGGCGGGCGTGGCCAAGGCGATTGAGATCGCCGGTAGCGCGGCCACCAAAGAGGTGCTTCTCCCCATCGCCCCAAGCGGTGGTGGGACGCCAAGCTCTGTCCTCAAGAATCAAGTGGTTCGGTACTTCCGAACGGTGCGGCCCGTGACGTTCAAGGTCGTTCCATTGGACCCGAACTACTCGACCCTCAAGCTGTCGGTGGACCTCTTCATCAAAGACAACTACAGGCAACCCTTGGTACTCAGCCGGGTCAAGAACAAGATTCTGACTCTGCTGTCCTTTGACAACTTGGACTTCGGTGGGAAGATCCGTTTGCAGGCCCTCTACCCCGAGTTGCGTTCCGACCAGTACGGCCTTGAGGGTGTGGACTACGTGGTTATCACGGAACTCACTACCATCCCGGCAGTCAATGTGGCCTATGGCCAGTCAAACTCTGGGAATGGTGGGGTCGAGCAGTTGGAGTACACGAATCTCAGACAGCGACGTACTTGGCTCATTGAGGTGGACCAGACCTCTCCGTACACCAGAGCCGTTGTGACCCAACGAATCAGTGGCTACTCATCTGCGATTGCCGAAAAGACTCTAACGGATGAGACGGCAAACTGGACACCCAACGAACACGTTGGGAAGACCCTCAATCCGAACTCGTCGCAGACCACTACGTTCACGATCACCTCCAACACAAACAACTCGCTGACCATCACCACTGGAAACCTCCAGTCGGTGGCAATCGTTGAAGACGAGTACACCATCGACGAGGCAGATCCAACCTACGCCAAGGTTATCCACGCCGAGGTCGATGCGGCAAGTGCCTCCGGTCAGAAGGTACTGAACGTGGACACAACGGACGATTTCACGTCTGGGGACAAGGTGCTTATTCGTGAAGGTCTCGTCAGTGAGGTGGCCGAAATCGACACCATTCAGGCAGGTGTTAGCCTGACGATGGTGGCCAACCTACAGAACTCATACACGGCAGGGGCGACCGTAGACACCCACTGGACTTCAACGGACGGTACTACCAGCTTTGCCCTTGTCGATGGATCGACCCCATTTGTGATCGGGGACAAGTTCTATTACGACCTGTATGCACTACTCGGGGATGTGGTGGCGCGTCCCGAGGAGTTGCCAATCATGTTGGAGGAGAACCTGGCTATCCGAACCGTTGGCGGTCTTTCGTAAGGAACTATTATGGCAGGTACGAACGTAGTCAGTGCGGTACCCCAGGATAATGTGACCATCCGTGTCACGTTTTCTGCGGACATGCTGAATGATGCCAACCTCATTACTCCTGCGCACTACACGTTCAACGGTGGCCTGGTTGCCGAGGGCGTCATTCGAGTTGACGCTACCCACGTTGACATCCAAACGTCGCCCCAGGTCGGTAGCAAGATTTACCTACTGACCGTCAACCAGATCATTCGTGATCTCGTTGGCGATCCTCTTGAGGGGAACACGGCTACCTTCACAGGTATCACCACTCCCGCTGCCTTTGTTGTCCAGAACCTTGTTGCTCGAACCTTCCCTTCTGGGAATCGTATCGATCTGGAGTGGTTGAATCCCAGCGGTGCCCTCTACACGCGAATCATGCGCAAGACGCGAGGGTTCCCCTACGATGAGAGCGATGGCATCGAGGTTTACGATGGAGCCGTGCTCACTGAGTATTCGGACACGGGCCTACAGGACAACCAGTTCTATTACTACGCTGTCTTCTGTTCGGAGGACGGTGTTACATGGGAGGTCAACGAGGCAAGCCTCATCGAGGGGTTGTCCATTCGCCAGATCAATAGCAAAGACTGGATCTGGAAGAACGTCATTCCTCGGTGGGAGAAGAAGAGGCAAACCACTGTGGTAGAGGGGGCCTTGCTTGAGGCCGTTGTGGATGTACTCGGAGCGGGTCTCGATCTCATCCGTGGGGAGCTTGAAGCCTACGACATGGCGGGAGACCTCGACAGAGCCCCTATCGGTCTGCTTGAGGAGTGGAACCGGAGCCTAGGGTTCGAGCCCGAGACCGTGTTTGACCATGCCGCACTTCGACGGATGCCCCTTCACCTGATCGAAATCTACAAGAACAAGGGAACCATCCCCTCGATTGAGCAGTTGGTGAACGTACTCGTCCAGTGGGAGATCACCGGCATCATCGAGTTCGGTGGTGAAGAGGGTACCCTGTTCAAGACGTGGGACGGGCTGTCCACGAAGGACTACGGCCTCGATACGTCGGCAGTCATCGCCGCCACTCGTGGTGACGTGACTCACACGGGGAAGACCTGGACGCCAAGTGAGTGGGCAGACGGGTTCATTCGAGACGGTATTGGCGATCTCATCAACGTGCTCGACAATGACGCCGACTCCCTCACCTTGGAACCTCAGACCGACCCCATCACCTCTGTCCGAAACACGAGTCCGAGCGGGCAGAAGGTACTCTATGTCAACTCCACTGCTGGAGCCGAGCCCTTTGACTACCTGCTCATCTCTGAAGGGTCCAATCATCAAGTCGCTTCCGTGAAGTCCGTGGTACCGAACCAGTCGATCACGTTCCAAGAGAACCTGAAGTACACGTTCACCACTGCTGCCAAGGTGTACCCCGGTACCGACCTCATCCGTGCAGAAGTGTTGGGTACGGGTTCGGCCATTGCCAACGGACTGTCAGACACCTCGAAGCTGTGGGTGACGAACCAGTGGAAGGGGTTCTACTTACTCGACTCCGCGAACACCAAATGGCTCATCACCTCCAATACCGTGAACCAGGTGTTCGTCAGCGGTGGTAGTCCTGCGGCAGGTAGTTACGCCATCTCCAGGGACTTCACTCTTGGTGGTTCCTTTGCCGCACGTCAGCCGAAGTACCGGTATGACGTGTACGTTGGGGCACACTACTTCTTGTACGAGCCCACCATCAGCCCCGCCTACATTGGCACTGTCGAAGACCCGTTCGACCGCCTGTACGCGGGCATATCTGGCCTAGGGGCCGGGTTCACGAACGACGACTATGCAATCTTCATCAAGGCGGGGGTCGCCCTGTTCAAGGGGCGGGTCAGTGGTGTGTCGCTGAACACGATCACGGACTCTACCGCCACGTTCACTCCTGGGGCTCTGGCCGGTTTGTTCATCAACCCGAGCCGGAAGCAACGTCGGATGTTCGAGATTGTTGACAATACAGCGACAGAGATTCAGTTGAACCAGAGCGTCGAGGGAATCGTGGCAGTAGACGATTACTACTTTGTCCTGACCGAGAGGGACATGCTACGGTACCTCAGACTCAATGCGGTTTTGCCCAAGTTCCATTCCCGCTTCACTCGCGGGTATGTGTTCTTCGAGTAAGGGAGAGTCCAAATGGCAGACTATATCAAGGACAGTTTCGTAGAGAGCAACCGATTCTCCAAGGTACTCTTCCAGCGTGCCAAGGATGTCATCGACTTTGAGCTGAACGAACTTCAAGACGACATCCGTGTGAAGATGTATCGCTCGATCATGGGCGTGGGCGGCCACGGAAGCCCGGACAATGGGTGCTTTATCGAGGCCACCGGAGCGGCCAACCAGGTCAACATCAAGGCGGGCAACTTCGACATCCACGGTGTCCAGTTGGTGTTCCCCTCTGACACCGTGTTCAGCTCCCTGACGACCAACCCCGGTCCTGGTAGTCGAACTGACATCATCTACATGAGCTTGACTGAGACCGAGGTTCCAGACCCGGAACAGGTCACCGAGCTTGGCGAGACCACTCGCCGTCGTCAGATCGTCGTAGCCTTTGGTGTGGCCGAGGGCGTGGCGATTCCTACCGACAGCGCCACAGGCATCTGGGAGGGTGGTACCAAGTACGTGGCCTTGGCCGAGATCACACGGGCTGCTGGTGTGGCCGCCATCACTCAGGCCAACTGTGCCGACGTTCGTGGCAGACTACCTCGTGCCGCCCAGGATATGTTCACCGAGAAGGACCAGTCCACTACCGCGAAGCGGTCCAAAGTCATCGTGCAGGCGCTTGACGCGGAGACGGCCTCGAATCCCCAACTTGGTGTGCGGCAGGAGGGCGGTTCCCTCGCGTTCTACGTTGACCGAGAGGGCAACATCGTGGCCAGTGGCGACTTGAACTTCAGCGGGCAGGTCCAGAACTCCATTGTACCCGACACCACCAACGCCCACGACCTGGGGTCTTCTGGCAACCGATTCCGAAACCTCTACATCTCAGGGGACATCTTTGTTGGTGACTCCGAGTTCGACATGCACACCATCAAGGGTGACTTCCAGGTGCAGGACAATGCTTCTCAACCGGCGTTGGACGTTGATGGGAGCACTGGCTCTGTCGGTATTGGTGGGGCATATGAGTCTGGTCAAGACCTTGTTGTGCATGGCTACTCCAAGTTCAAAGACCGAATCTGGATGGAAGATGATGTTGCTGTCATCCGGTACCTGCGTGAAACACCTATAGCGGTTACCGCTGGTGGTCTGTGGAGAGAGGTGCTGGACGGTGGTGACTGGCGTATGGATGAGAATACGGCAGCCGGTAGTGACTTCTCCACCAGGCTCCAATGGATGTCTACAGATCGGGCGAACAGTCACATGAAGTTTGGGACAACCATTGTCCCCGAAACCGACGACAGCCTCGACCTCGGTGTATCTGGTGCGCAGTGGCGTGACCTCTACCTCGATGGCACTGCCTACATCGACACCTTGTCGTTGAGCACGACCGCAGGCGAAGGTGTGGCGACAGATTTGGTACCTACTGTGGACGAAGGTTCCAACCTTGGAAGCTCTGCGTACCGGTGGAACTCGCTCTACGTTGGTAGTGGGTCCATCCACATGGGCGACGGGGTAGTCAACGACGTGCTCCTCCACTTCTCCTCTGGGAATCCCCAGCTCGTCATGGATTCGACGGACTGGTTCCAGTACAACCGAACCAGCAACCTCTTCTCCTGGGCGATTGCGAATGTTGAGTACGCATCGCTTGACGCCAGTGAGTTCACGGTCAAGGGGAACATCCTCCCGTGGTCTGATGACACCTATGACCTCGGGTCTCCTTCGCAACAGTTCGCCAACATCTACGCACAGAACATCGCGTTCTCTGGCGACCTCACTCCTGAGTTCGATACTACGCAGGATCTTGGTTCTGGTTCTCTGCGGTGGTTGGAAGGCCACATTCGTCAGCTCTTCCAGGTTGAGAAGATCGACGGCCCGAACTCCACCATGGCGTGGGGAGCAGGTTCGATCATTCCCGACGTGAACAACTCTTGGGACATTGGGTCCAGTGCTTACGCCTGGAAGACGGGGTACTTTGGTACCGATGTCAATATCAGGCGGCAAGACTCTTCCAACGCCCCATTCCTCACCTTGGCCCGCTCCCGCGCTGGTGACACGGCGGTACAGACGGACGACGTTCTCGGGTACACGTTCTACAGTGGCAAGGGTACTACTGCCTACAAGTATGGTGCCTACATCCTTGGCAAGGCCAAGGAGAACTGGTCTGATGCCGCCAACGGTGCCGAGCTTCGCCTTGTCACAACTGCGATTGGCGGGGCTGTCCAGGCGGCGGGTCTTGTGGTTCATGACTCCCAGTCAGTGTCGATCATCAAGGGGCTACGCATCGGTGCCGAGGACGGTACTGTACCCGCCGACCGTATCGTGTTCGACAATGGTTTTTACCTCGAAGCGAATTGGGGTGCCGGTAATGACAATTTGATCAACTGGGATGCCAATGACTATATGTGGTATGACCGGTCGGCTGACTACCTCTACATGGTGGTCGCCTCGGACAACACCATTCGATTTGGTGCCAGTGAGATTCGCATTTACGAAGACCTGGTACCTGATTCGACCTCGTACACCATCGGTACTTCCAGCAACCGGTTCAACTACGGGTACTTCAACTACGCCAACGTCTACACGCAGATGAATCTGAGTGGTGGGAAGATCAACTGGACGCCTATAGCTGCTCCAACTGGCTCTGATGGTCTCATGTATGTGGAGTCAACCACCCGCAGGTTGAGGATCTACAACAGCAACACGTCTCGATACGAGGCCGCCTCTACGAAGGTGTGTACCTCCACTGACTACAACAACAGGACTTCGACGGGGGCGTACACTTCTCAACAGCAAACGGTCAAAGGCGGTACGTTCGCTCTCTACGATAGCGTCCGTCTTCATGCCCACTTCGATTTGTCCAGCTATTCATCGTCGGGAGGAAACATCACCGTGCAGTTGCGGTGGGCGGGAAATGTCCTGGCCCAAGTGTCCTTCCCCAATGCGTACAGTGGATTCCAGGTGTGGCTGGACGCGGTTGGTACGTTCTACGACGTGGACACGTCGGCATACCTCAGTGTTCATGGAAAGGGATACTGGCGAGACTCCGACGTTACAACCACTACGGCAGTCTTGTATCGGGGAGGTGCCTACGTCAACATGACGGTGGACCAGATTGTGGACTGTTACATCACAGTGCAGGGGTCTGGAAATTATTACCTGAGAGACCTGACTGTGTACGCCGGTTAGTGGTATGCAGTCCTAAACCAAAGCCCTAGAAGGAGTCAGAAATGCAGAAGAAGGAATTGCCACAACACATTGCCAACAAGGTTCTCAACGAGCTGGTCAACTCGGAGCCCCATGAGTTGGACGAGTTGGAGAAGAAGCTGTTGGGAGAGAACTCTGGGTTCTCCCAGCGAATCTCCAATCTGGATTCTCAGATCAAGCATCACCAGAATCAGATCGAACAACTCACCGTGGCCAAACACAAGCTCGAAGGGAAGGCCGAGTACGTGATGACGATGGCCGTCGAGCACCGTTGGGAGCGTACCAGTAACGTGGATGCGCCTGACGACCCCAGCCTTGGGGCGGGACCGCTGCCCGGAGAACGCCGAGTAGGTGTTCCTACCAAGGATGGGGAGGTGCAGCCTGATGGCGCTATGAAAAGTAAACGGCCTGCCAGTGACGGAGTGCCCAGCGGACATCGTGATCAAGCGGACAAAGGGCGAATCGAACCAGCCATCGCCAGAGACCAGGAGCGAACGACGGCTGAAACGAAAGCTCCTCAACAAGGCCAAGAAGAAGCAGGCCAGGAAAGCGCGGTAGCCTGATGTTCTATCCGCCAACCGCCCCGGAGCTGAAGGCCGTGATGCGCCAGAAGGGGTACACGGTCTTTGGTGGCGGCCAGCAACCCTACGATCTGAACCTCTTTGGGGTTCGGACGAAGGACATGCAGGCCAACACCTTCAATGACTGGATCGGCGTCATGTACTTGCTCGAAGGAGTGTGGTCCATGTTCGCCTTCCCAGGTACGACGGACCCAGGGACGTACTGGCGGAAGCATCCCATGAACGTGGCGGGTACTGCCCTGTTGAAACCGGGGCAGTACCGTGGTGCGTTCAAGGTCGGCGTTCACAAGGACTACTCAGCGTTGCAGCAGAACAGCGAGTTGCCGGTCTACCGCGACGCTGACCGTGATGATGTGTTGTTCACCGACGAACACAGTGTCCAGAAGGGCATGTTCGGGATCAACCTTCATCGAGCCTCTGCGACTCACCCGAGTCTCAAGGTGGACAAGTGGTCGGCAGGATGCCAGGTACTTCAAGACCCGATGCACTTCGCGTTTCTCATGGCGTTGTGCAAGCGGGCGGCGAACATCTGGGGGAACTCGTTCACGTACACTCTGCTGACTGAAAGTGACTTTTGAAAGGAGAAAGACCATGAAACGGTTTCTACTCGTAGCAATTCTGATCGGCGGTGTCCTGGTCCCTACCAGTGCCTTTTCCCAAGATCCTGCCCCTCCAGCAGAGGCAGTGACCGAGACGGCCCAACCAGCCGCCCCGGCCCCGGCAGAGGCGGTGAAACCAGCCCCAGAGCCTTCCAAGGAGGCTGTGGCGGCCCTGGAGGATGGACAGGTTACGCCCGAGGAGGTACCTGGTACCATCGCTATCTTGGTGAAGGCGATCAAGGACAAGAACTGGAAGGTACTCGTCAGCACCATCCTCATGTTGATCATCTTCTTCGCCAATACGTTCCTGCTCAAGTTCCTGAGTGCGGACGCAAAGAAGAACGCCATCCCGTGGATCACCGTGGGTACTGCCACACTGCTCTTGTTCGCGGGTACCCTCGCGGCGGGAGGTAGTTGGTGGGACGCCCTCAACGATGGCTTCATTACCGGTGCGGCGGCCTCTGGTCTGTGGTCCCTAGTTGGGAAGCACGTACTGAAGAGGTTCACGGCCAAGGCCGAAGAGAAGCCGAAACCTGCCGAGGGCTGACATGGACGCCTCTGGGTGGGTCATTCTGGGCCTCTGCGTTGGCTGGGGCCTCACCGCCTTGGGTCTCGCCATGTGGGTCAAAGCCCGTGGCGAGGCCCTGGACAAGGCCGCTCAGTCTCTCTGTAAGAAGGACCGAGCAATCGAGAACCTACAACGCCGCCTCAAGGAGATGGCCGAGCAACGTAGGTTGGAGGGACTGAGTGATGCGGACGCTCTCGCTGACTTTAACTCTCGTGATGATCCTGACCATGCCCACGGTGGCGATGGCCAAGGGGATCATCCTGTTGAAGGGGACAAAGATTGAGGGCAAGACCCTCGACGATCAGAAGGAGGAAACGGTTCTCCAGCTAGAGCTGGACGCGACCCGGTTCCTGATCGAACGGGATGACATCGACCACTACAACCTCGTCGAGAAGAAGCTCCTCAACTGCGAGGGCGACCTCTCGAAGTGTCAGACGACGGCGTGCGAGTGCAAGCCGGTGGAGAAGCCAGGGTTCCTCGATTCAATCGGACTCCCAGGCATCGTCACAGGGGTTGTTGTCCTTGCGGCGGCGTTGTTTGTCGGCGGTGTGGTGGTTGGGGCCAAAGCAGTCAAGTAGAGAGTCATGCGCCTACGGAACCTCGTCTCAGCCTCCGACCTGGCAATCGTCCAGAACCCGAAGTCGTTCGAGGCTGATTGTCTTGGTACGGATGTCGTAGGGGATTTCGTCTACGTCACTGGCGATGTGATCGCCACTCGGAAGCAAGTCACCAAGGCCGACATCTCCGACTTTGGCAAGATGCCAGCGGTCGGAATGATCGTCCACAAACCAACTGCGACCACTTGCACGGTCCAATGGATCGGTGAAGTGGGAGGGGTGTATAATAGTCTGGTGCCGAACCGTGTGTACTACCTTGGAGCAGATGCAAGATTGACCTTGACGCCCCCAGCGTCGGGAAGTTCGTTGTACGTTCAGAGGGTTGGCATGGCGGTCGGTGCGAGTATAGTGTTGCTGGTACCCAATTTTGCCCTAACCAAGAGGAGCGCATAATGCCCAGGAAGAAGCCCGTACAAATGAAGAAGAAGCCCACAGCGATCAAGAAGACGAGGGGTAAGAAGTCCCTGAAGGATGTAGACCCAGATGATCACGTTGAGAAGCTGTCCACCGTGGATGCCCTCAACTTCGGGAAGCTCGATGCGGAGGTGCGGAACCACCTTCTCTCGCAGAAGAACATCGAGTACCAGATCAATGAGATTCGGATGAACGCCCGAACTCAAATCGCTGCCCTTCAGGATCAGAAGACCCAATCCGAGATGGAGGTGAAGCGCATCTCGGTTGAGTACAATGAGTTGGTACAACGGATCGCAGACCGGTTTGGTCTCGACCCGAAGCAAATGGCGGTAGACCCTGACAAAGGTACTGTGAGGGATCTCCGTAAGTAGTTCAACCAAGCCTCTGGCCGGTGCATCGCCGCCGAGGCCAAGAAAGGAAGGAAGCACATGCCAGAGCGCAAACCAATGTTCATGGGTGATGAGGGTTTCCACGAGGAAATGGCCATCACCGATTCCATGCAACTCGGTGGTCTCGCGATGGGCGGCAACATCGTCATGGCCACCCACAAGATCACGGGATTGGGAGCGGCCACGGCTGACAACGATGCCCTTGCCTATGGCCAGGCGGGAGGTAACCTCGCCGGGTTGAGCATCGACACCAATCCCTTGACGATGGGGAGCCAGAAGATCACTGGCCTCGCGGCTGGTCAAGATCCGGGCGATGCCGTCAACAAAGGACAGCTAGACGCAGCGGTCCAAGGGTTTACCTGGAAAGACCCGGTTGCTGTCCTCAAGATGGTCAACGACTCGGATGCTGGTGGTACTCCACCGACCGCTGGCCAAGTGGGCGAAGCCCGCGTGGTCAACAACTGGGGCGGCGGCTTCACCGATGGCGACATTGTGGAGTGGAGCGGGTCGGCCTGGGTTGTGATCGTCGATGAGGGTGGTGCAGGCGAGCCGCCTGACGGTACCCGTGTGGTCGTCAATGGCACCCCCGGTGGTTCGTTCACCGGGTACGCTGGTCAGATTGGTCAGTACGATGCGACCGGGAACTCCTGGTCCTTCTATGATCCGGCTGACGGTGATGCCGTCCTCGTTGCGGGCGAGAACAGCCTGTACGAGAACAATGGCTACGTTTGGGATGATCCTGCGACCTCGTGGATTCAGTTCACGGGTGCCGGTCAGATCATTGCAGGCGACGGTCTCTCCAAGGATGGGAACACCCTGGATGTGAACGCTGGCGATGGTATCTCCATCGTCGGGGATCGCGTCACGGTGGACCTGGAGACCACCAACCCCAGCTTGGCCTTGACCGGGACCACCCCGGACAAGACCCTCGACGTGAAGAAAGGCGACGGGCTCACCTCTGATGCCAACGGTCTCAAGGTGGATCTCGAAGACGCTTCCCTTCGCCTCGTGGGAACGAGCCCTGATGCCCAACTCGGAGTCAATCCGGGCGACGGTATCAGCATCGACGCCACCTACGGTGTGCAGGTTGATCTCACCGCCACCAATCCGGGCCTGGAGTTGACGGGTACTTCTCCCAACAAGACCTTGCAGGCCAAGGTCGATGGTGCCCACGGTATCATTCGGGCAGCCAGTGGTTTGGAGATCGAGATCGACGACACTCCCGACACCTTGGACGTTGATGCTGACGGTCTCAAGGTTGTTGGTGTGCCGTTGAACTTCAAGGTCAACGACGTGGCTACCAGTGCCAACGTCACGGCGGCGAACCTCGACGAGCTGACGGGAGGAGGTAGTACCTCTCTCCACAGCCACGCGGGGTCTGATGCTGCTGAACGTGTGGAGCGTGCCCATGCCGTGGATGAAGCGGTCGCAGTTGCCGATCCTGTCTACATCTCCTCGGCCAACCGAATCGGAAAGGCCCTGGCGAACAACAATGCCAAGGCCCGCACCATCGGTGTGGCGCGTACTGCTCAGAGTACCGTTGGTCAGAACAGCGACATCGTGCATCACGGTCTCGCCATCGGAATCCTGAGTGGGGCGACTCCGGGTACTCCGTACTACTTGCAAGCTGCCGGTGGTATCGGTACCTCGTTGCCCGGTGCCAGCAACCGTGTGATTCAGATGGGTGTTGCATATGACACCGATGACCTCTGGGTCCAAATCCATGACTATGGCAAGAAGGCTGCGTAGTCTCTGAGGTGAAGGATGGATCGGGTTCAGGTACTCAAGCGTGAAACGGCTGACCTAGGTGGTGATCCGTTTGACGAGCAGCCCTGGCCCGAGCCCATCCAGCCCCAGGAGGATGCCGTCGAGGTTGCTGGTGTCTATTTTCAGGATGCCAGCAATCGCGACGAGTCCACCCTCATCGACCGTAATGGCGATGACATGCAGTTCAAGGACGGGAACAATCCTACACCCGTCACGCTGACAGACCTCCTCGGGGCCGCTGGTGCCCATGAGACGATCAACTCTCTGGTCCACAATCTCTCAGAGACGATGTACCAGGAGATCACTCGCACGGGTGGGCGTGTCAGCGGGGTTGTGTGGTGGGCGAACAGCGGCAAGACGCTGAAGATACGAGAACTGAGTCTCACCCGTACTGCCGGGAAGGTCTCGTCTGTGGTGCTCACCCAGTACGACGACTCCGGTACCCTGATTCAAACGCTGACCGGTACTGTCAATCGAGTGGGCGGTCGGGTGGCCAACATTGAATGGGTGGAGACATGAGCGGCTTCGACATCATAGAAGGCGACGTTACCCTGTACGACGCCAATGGGAACCCCATCAAGTCAACGCAGGATGGTTCTGACTACCGCCTCGGGGTGGAGGGGAAGGTAGCCAAGGGGGCAAGCGACCTCGTTCATCTGGAAGCCCTAGACATAGCAGCCGGAAAGGGGCGATTGAAGGCGTCCCTATACACCCCAGAGGGTGAGGCTGTAGCCTTTCCGAGCGTTCCTGCCAGTGCTGCGGCGATTCGCAACGAGTTCGTGAAGAATGGGACAAGCCCCAACTTACTCGTCGATGGTAGTGCTACTCCCGTGGAGTTCGTCTACAACGCCCACGCGAGTCAGGACACTTCCCTCCAAGAGCTTCACTTCACCCTGGCGTCGAATAGTATCACATTTGGCTCGAACTACTTTGGCTCTACGTCTGGGCCACTGTCGAATGGGCTGTTGGTCGAGGTCACTTCCGGTGGTGTAACGGGTACTGTGGCCAACCTCGTGCAGAATGAGGACTTCGTGACGTTCTCCAGTCCTGGCGGGTTCCAGTGGGTGGTGTCCTCGAAAGACTTGTTGAGTAGCACGTACTTGATCGGTGGCGGCCTGGTTTTGAAGGGAGGCACATCCGACAAGGTGAAGATCACTGTTCGCGACGACATCGACTCAGCAGGCGTGTACCTCCGATGTTTCGTCAAGGGTAACCTGTTGGCCGCATAGGAGAGACCATGCCAAGGAACACAAACGAAGAAGGCATCATGCGAGTGATGGTGGTCCCTGGGAAAGAGGACCGCAAGATGGTGGTGACTGGCCGAAAGTTCAGTGCAGCTATCAACCAGGATACCCACGACGATGCCACCTTTGCGGAGACTCGGGAGATCCAAGGGGCATGGGTAGAGGTTGCGGATCACGAGCCCGGTGACTACTTGGAGATGACTGTTCGTGGAGACCTCGGAGATGGTGAGGTCGAGCTTGGGAAACACGGGGAGACCATCTACATCCCGCCGAGCGGGAAGATTGAGCAAATCGTGTCAGAGGGTACCGTGTCGTTCCCTCCTGGCTTCAAACTGAGAATGACGTACCACGCGGTAGACGCGGGTACCCCCCGTACCGTGTACTGCTGGTACCGGATGCGGAAGTAAGGAGAAGACCCAATGGCAACCGTACTGAAGACCTACAACCTGACCGACATCTCTTCCGGCACCATCAAGCCCAGAAAGTTGGAAGCCGAGATTCGGGCTGCCGGATACGTCGAGAACTTCTGGGGGATGCCCTACGACGTGACTACCGGGAACATCGTCATCGAGGGCGACTCGCTTCTCAACGAGACGGCCTTGGACGCCTTGGTTGCGGCTCACGAAGAGGAGTCTCTGGCTGAGTATAAGGCCCTGAAGAACACTGCCATCGACGAGCGCACTCGTGAACTGATCGAGGGCGGGTTCTCCTACAACAGCAAGACGTTCAGCCTGTCACAGGAGGCCCAGGCCAAGCTAACGGGCATCAACCAGATTCGTACCGAGGGGGACACGTCCTACCCGATCAAGTGGAACACCATCGACGACCAGGACGTGGAATCGCTCTCCAATGCGGGTGAAGTTCTTCAGTTCTACAAGGCTGCCGTTTCGGCCTACCGAGGCCACGTCGATAGTGGCACTTCCTTGAAGGACAGTGTGCGGGCCGCCACGACCAAGGCCGAGGTGGATGCTGTAACGGACGCGAGGTGATCATGTCACTGCGCGTCGCAAAGATCGTCACCATCTCCGTCATGGTAGTATCCGTGGCGGCCTGGATCTGTTGGGACATCGTTGTCGCATCCCTCGGATTGTACCCGGCCACAGAGAGCCAAATCCTGCTGGTATTCGGGTATCTCAACATCTCTGCTCCATCAGCCATCGGATTCGTCCTTGGCCACCTCTTTTGGCCTGCGCGGGGAAAGGTCAGTTATCGTACTCTCAGGATTGTCGTAGCAGCCACCTATGGTGTACTACTGATCGTAGCGAATGTTCTTGGCTACCTCCCCGAGGTTGTGCCGATACTCCCTCTGGTAGTCCACATTCCGTTAGGCCACTTGTTGTGGCCGCAGCCTGAAAGGCTGATTACCAGGGAGGAGCCGCGTTGATGAACGAAGGGGTAGAGTCTGCCGTCAAAACGGCCATCACCTTTGAACAGTTGGGCATCGTTGGCGTCCTGTTCCTGGTGATCGTCTGGCTGGGGTTTCTGTACTGGAAGGAGCGCCAGAAGACTGAGAAGCTGACTGAGCGTTTGTTTAGTGAGTTGGCCGAGAATAGCAAAGAGATGACCGCCGCGTTGATGGGTGTGGAGCAGACGGTCGGGGGATTCAAGACTACCTTGGAGTCCCTGAAAATGTACCTATGCAATCCGCCACGGAGGGAACCATGAACCTACGCAGTGTGTTCTTTGGGGATCTGGCGGCACTTCGATCACCAGACCCGTCCAATGACCCTGACTCCTTTGGGAACATCGCGATTGAGCTAGGTATGATCACGAAGGAACAACTGGCGAAAGCCATTCGGATACAGGAGAAGAAGCTCCCTTTGGGGGAGATCCTGGTCGAGATCGGGGTACTCACGGAGACACAGCGCGAGGAGATCCTGATCGAGCAGGAACGGCGGAAGTTGGACAAGACCACGACCGGGCACAAGGCGGCCTTCGAGATGCGGAGACAGCGGGCCATGATGCGGCAAATGCGGAACGGCCTGTCGGAGATTCAGGAGCAGACCACACAGTTCGTCGCCACGTTGGCGGTAGCCCAGGAGCCAAAGAAGGAGCCGAGTAAGTGAGCACTGGTGATACCAGGACTATTATCGTCAACGAGCAGTTTGTTGACACGTTCCCGGTCTTCGACTCGGACGGACACTCCAAGGTCTCTGGTCTCACTGCGGGCGACTTTACGATCACGTTCAGGTTCAATGGGGCAGTCATCGCCGCCCCTTCGTATGTACTGGACGAACCCGACAGTGATGGCGAGTACCGCATCACAGTAGCGCCGGGGGAGTTCGACCAACTGGGCTTCTATCAGATCGAGGTTTTCATCACTCCGAACCTTCAGATTTGGGCGGTTGGCATCCAATCTATCGACAACCTGATGGACGTGATACAGGGGTTATTCATGGGCAGTGAACAAGTGAACATCGACGTGGTGGACGGGGTACCCGCTCCTATCACAGACGTTATCGTACAGGTCTTCGATTCGAGCCTCAGTCGGCTCGTCCAGGGTGGTCGTACTGACCAGGCCCAGGGACGCCTAGCCACTACGCTCGACCCAGGAGACTACAAGGCCATCCTGTCGAAGAGTCTGACTAGCTTCTCGAATCCCTACGACATCACCGTAGCGGACAACGGAGGAGTCGGCTCTCAGACATTCACTTTGGTAGGTACTCCTCTCTCGATCCAACCACCGGCAAGCCCTGAGTTCTGCCGGGTCTACGGGTACCTCCAGAGCATGACGGGCCAATACTCGGACAAGTACAACATCCGTGTAGAGGCTGTCGGGGCGAACCGGAACTCCTATGTCGCCGGTACCGGTGCCATCGACTCTGAGCCACAAGGCGTGGCGCAGGACTCGAAGGTCATCCGTCCGAATCGGACTACTGGCATTTGGGAGATCGATCTCGTGAGGAAAGCCATTGTGCGTATCCAAATCGAGGCGCAAGGTGTAGATAAAGTGTTTCGAGTACCGGACGAGACCATGCGCAACTTCAAAGACATCGACACATTGGAGACGGCTCAGTTCATCGGAAGTGCCTTGGGAGCGTCGGCACCTTTTGAAGTACCGAAGTCGTAGGTCAGGAATGGGGCATGGAACACAAACTCATCAGCGTACCCGGCGAGTTCTTCGTCGGTACATGCTCAGACTGCGGACAACGGATCTGGTTGGAGAACCTGATCGGGGATGTTCGCTGCCCACACTGCGGGTCCACAGAGGCGAAGTGGACGTGGGTACGTTTGCAACTCATGGGGGTGCCTGAGTACGAACCCAAGACTACCCAGGAGCACTACGACAGAGCGGCCAAGAAGGTACTCGGCAAGCCCACCTCAGAATGACCGATTTGACACGATCTTCGATCTCGACTATTTGATCGTCTCCGGTCCAAAGATCCCTCTACAACCTGGAGAATGTTATGCACGGTGCCCCCGAGCAACAGTCGGTGTCCGTCTTCACGGACTCGTGGACCTGGATACCGCTGACTCATGTGAAAGATGTCGAGGCCCTGAAACTCGCGTTGACCGTTCCAAATGGAGCCTACTTCGCTTCAATGAACGCGGGCCTTCCGACGAACGTTGACTCAGAGTTCTTCTGCTACACCATCGAGGACGGATACATTGGTGTGCCGAGGAACTTCGCATACGAGAAGTTCTTGATCCACGAAGTGCCGGTCACGGTAGGCCCTGCTCGACAGATGAGTCCGTGGGATTCGTGGCCTCACAGAATCGAACTCCGAGACGGGCAAGCCCCTGCGGTCGATTCCCTCTTGGAGCCCGGCGACAAGATTCTGTCGTTGGCTTGCGGTAAGGGTAAGAGCGTTGTGTCACTGTACGCCCTTTGCCAGCAACCAGAGATTCGGTTGCCCGCCCTCATTGTGGTCCACACGAAGGTACTCATGGAGCAGTGGGTGAAGATGATTCGCACCCACCTTCGGATGGGCCTTGCCCGCGTTGGTCGGATTCAGGGCAAGACGGTGGACTATCGAGGGCGGCCCTTCACTGTGGCGATGTTGCAAAGCCTCGTGAAGAAAGAGTACCCCGCCGACATGATGCACTACTTCAACACCATTGTCTTTGATGAGATCCACCGACTCGGAGCGCCAGGGTTCTCCCAGGCAGCGCCGATGTTCACGGCCCAGCGATGGGGACTGTCGGCTACCCACTCTCGGAAGGATGGGAATGACAAGGTGTTCAAGCTCCACTGCGGTAGGGTGGCCTACACAGACCTCACCCAAGAGCTGAAGCCGAAGGTGTACTTCATCCAGACCGAGATAGTGGTGAACATGCGGGCACACCAGATGTGGAGAGACCGGACGAAGATCAACTTCGCCAAGCTCCTCAACACCTTGTCGTATGACGAGGAGCGAAACCGTCTCATCATGTACTACGTGAACAAGGCAATGGCCAAGGACAGAACAGTTCTGGTTCTCGGTGAGCGGGTAGAACAGCTCACGGCCTTGGCCGAGGAGTGCGGAGAGAAAGCAAGCCCACTCGTTGGTCCTATGAAGGCCGCCGAGAGGACTAAGGCACTCAAGAATCAGACCGTCTTCGCGACTGCGGCCTTGGCAAAGGAGGGACTTGATCGACCGGCGTTCGATACACTGGTCATCATCATTCCCACCACCAACCCGGCGTGGCTGCAACAGGCGTTGGGTCGAATACTCAGGAAGTACGGAGACAAACAGCAACCGAAGGTACTCATCTTCGAGGACGTGAATGTTCCTCCGATGCAGAAGCGGTGCGACAAGGTGCGTGTCTGGTTGCGTACACAGAAGATCAAATCGAAGACCGTGAAAGGAGGCATTGATGGGAGAGATTGATGGGGAACTCGAACATGGAATAGAGAGGTTCCGACGTGAGCTGGAAGATTGGTCGTACCACCTATCGAAGTACGGCCCAACCAACGCAACACCACTACACCTTGGTTCTCTGCGGTCCAAGGTGGACATCCTGACAGCAGACTTTGGTGAACTCGAAGTCTTGATGTGCAGTTGGATTGAGGAGATGAAGGCCAGAGAGAAAGACCTAGAAGAGCAAGAGAATGAACTCGAAGAGAGTGAAGACCTAGAAGAGGAGGAAGACGATGCCGACGACGAGGCAGATTAAGGTAGGGGAGATTCATCTCCCTGTTTACAAGGACAAGCGGTGGGTCATGGCATACCGGCGGGGCCGGGTGTTTGAGATCGATGGCCGTACCCTTGAGCTGTTCCCGGTACAGGTACTCGCGGAGACCATTGCCAGGACATCGCAGTCCATCATCAAGTGGGAGAAGTCGGGATTGTTTCCGGCACCCATGTTCAAGATCCCGGTAGTACCCAAGCGATCCAACCGCTGGTACTCGAAGATTCAAATTGCCAACATCCGGGCCGTTTACCAACAGTACCCAAAGCGGCATGAGGTTAGGTCATTCCTGAAAGCGGTATGGCCGATCTTCTACCAGTTGGAGAAGACGCCCGAGGCAGAGAGAGGAAAGGTTCGATGA